CCTTCCCCCTGGTTCGCTCTACGATAGGGATGGAGCAGGCGGGCGCGCAAGGTTCTCTGCAAACAGGAACCCCCATGCGCTGAGAGAGGAGCAGAGGCGCACGGGGGGGGGTTGTCTCCAGCATCACGACAGAGCAGGGGAGGCCCTGCGTGACGGGATGAAGGTAGGGAAGGGCCGGGGGGACGCGCAAGATGGAATGTAACAAAGACTGCTTACCCCCTTGACAAGTACGGCTACCTCTTACTAGTATCTACGGGGCTGGAACAGCGCCGCCCCGGTACTGATACGATAATAAGAATTGAGAGGAGGCAGCAGGCATGGCAGGTCCGGTGAAGCACAAGCGCGGGGATAACCTCACCGCGTTACTCCCCCAAGTGCAACTCGAAGGGCGCACATATCTCTTCGGACGCGGTACCAGTCTCCACCACAACCAACCTGATTTTTTGTGCATCACGGATCGCGGGCACGCAAGCCTCGTAATTCCCGAGCCCGCGATCCCGGAGTTCCAGCAGTTGTTCGCGGAGGCCGTCGTCAAATACGGGCCGATCACCGCGCCTTCAACGGTGTGCCCAGGATGTCGTGACCTCACCCACCGGAAGGAGTACCAAGAGGGTTTCGGGGAGGTGCTCAAACTCCATCCTCCAAAGACCGACGAGGGTGGATTCTGCGCGACGTGTGGGTACAAAATAGGTATCGCGAAGGCGCTCGCGCTTGGAAAGCCGCAGGCCAAGCCAAAGTGGAAAGAGGGCGCTCCGTGCCCAAGCCAACAAGATACGGTATGGCTCGCGCAGTGGGACGCGGATGACCAGCAGCGCGCGCCGCATGATCTCCTCTTCTCCCCAGAGAATCCAGGAGCGTACTGCCGCAAATGCACCTACGGCCGCACGAACTTCGAGAAGACGTTCGGGAAGATTCCTGAGCCCAGCAGACACCCAAGCACCCAGGAGCAAGAAACAGAGGACATCCGCGTCGCCGCCGAGACGCTCGCGGGGATCAAAGGGCGTGAACGAGCGGCGTCGAAGAAGGGGAGGACGTAATGGGTCTCTTCATCGAGACTGGGGATGACCGCCTGGGATTGGAGATTCGTCGAAAGTCCATCGTCATTCATGACCTGCTCGATCCAGGGGAAGGGACCGAGCGCTCCTGGGACCGGCACATCTTTCCCTTCGTAGAGGAGGGCAGTGTCGAGATATCCAAAGACTTCTTGCGGCGCCTGCTCACCTTCTTTGACACCCCCGAGCACCGCGTGCGATGGATCGAGGGACGGCGATGAACGATGAAGACCAACTGTGATTGCTGCACTTGCGAGATCGAGGACACAGAGGCACAGAAGTGCGCGTCCTGCGGCCGAGACGGTCTGTGCGCTGATTGTTGTGCTGACCAAGCACTGCATGAATGCGATTCAGAGGAGCGACGATGAACACGCAGTACGTGAGTGGGCGCGCATTTGAGTACGCAGTTGCCAAGTTGTTTCGCGATGCGGGATGGGAGGTGGCTCGAAGCGCGGGATCACACTCGCCGTGGGATTTGGTGTGTGTGATCTCCAAAGCGCTCGCTCTCCTTCCTTTCTCGGATGACTGGGTTCTGAGTCACGCCGATCCACACGATCCGTACTGGCAAGAGCGGTGGGTCCGCCACACCAAGCGTTCGATGAATACGGTGTGGCTCGCGCGATTCAATGACCATACTGGGAGGAGAGCACAGCGCACGCTCGTCCTGCTTCAGTGCAAGCGGAGGGCGCGGTGACCCTCTCGGTGAAGGCCCAGGACTTCGGGATGTTGAAGGCGCAGTTTCTCCTGGCCGATCTCCATCCTATCTGGTGGGGCGACCTCGGCGCTCGATGGTTGTTCTTTACCCGGGACGTGACGTACTCCAACAGACCCCTTACCTTTCACACCAAGGAGGATACCCCATGAAGTTCCAAGCCAGGCCGATCACTGTGGAGGCGATGCAGTGGACAGGGAACTGGAAGGCGCTGCTCGCGTGGCGGGACAGTCTCCTCCCCGCAGGCCCGCCGGATGTGTTCGATACGGACAGCGAGGGAGGGTTGTGGATCGGAGGGAAGGGCGTCGCGGCGCCGAACGATTGGGTGGTGTATGGTGTCGAGGGCTTCGTGCCGTGCGCGCTGGCGACGTTCGAGAAGTCGTACAAGCAGGTGTGAAGTCCGGCCGTCCTTCGAGGGTGCGTCCGTCACCTTGCTCACCACGGCCCCAGTCTTGGGTGGTAGGCGAAGGAATCCATCCAGTCCCAACACGGAGGGGAGGCGCGGTGCCTCCCCTTCTTTTCCCTAGATACTAGATACTAGATACTAGAAGAGAAATCCTTCTTGTTCAGAGCCTCGCCACGTCGTGCCGCATGCGCTCCACCGCCCCCGCGATCTCCCGGATGCACTGATCCACGTTGCTTATCCACACATCGCTGGCGGGCGTGAGAATCTGACCACGACCCTGAAGCGCTCCTGTTGGCGGCGCGGGCTCGTACCCCAACAACTGACCTACTCGCGCACACGTAGCCTTCTCCAACTCCTGCGTCGAGCTACTGAGTGCCCGGAGATCGTTGAGGAAGCGATCGAGTTGATTAATGCGACTGGGATCGAGACTGGGTCCTGATAGTGTGGTCTTCGTTTGTCCGTCGTACATGATCCTCTCTCCTGTGAACGGTGAGCCGCGTTAGGGATTACTCCTAGAAAATATCTGGAGGGGGTGATGCCCCCTGTTTCAAGAGCAGGTGGGCTTTCTGCAAGAGCCTCGGTCCCTCTCACATACAGCGTACGATGTCCACAAACCCGCTGATCGCACGAACGAGTTCGTCGTCGGGATAGGTGAAGGGCTCCTCCCCACCCTCTGGGAGTGTCTTCTGCACCGTCTGCCAGAAGCACACTGTGTCGCTCTCGACAGTGACTTTCTCAGCATCCACGGTGATCTGGGCGTGCGTGTAATCCCCACTCATGGAACCCGCGCTGCTCCATCCCTCCGCGACCGGCGGTGTCGGGCCTTTGATTGTTACGCGCCACTGCGGCATGCCTTACTCCTCTCTCATGAAGTGTGATTGGTACACCCGCACCCAGCATCTCCCGCTCCCTCCCACCCTCCCTTTGGCCCCGCGTTCAGGATCAACACACGCATACTGACATCACCGCGCGCGCCGGGGTCCCTTGGGGGGTGGGGTTTTCCGCGTGGGCTTCGTGGGTGGGTGTGGTCCCTTCCGCCCTCGGGAGCGGCGCGGCGGATCAACGGGGAGGGGAGCGGAGGGCGTCGGGTCCGGCACGGGTGGAGGGAGTAAGGCAAGCGGCGCGGTCCCTGGTGGGATGGGCGCGGCCGTCAAGGCGCTCCCCTCCGCGAGTACCGCCAGCGGATGTTCCCCTTGCTTCACCCGCTCCAGTTGGGCGTCGGTGAGCCGGTCGAGGATGATACTGGCGCTAATCCCTCGCCACTCAATTTCCCGCTTGTCTGTCCACCCCGCCAGATTCTTCAACGCAAAGATTCCCCCGATGACCGGACCACTCTTGTCACGGTCAAGGCGACGTTCGTAGCTGGCGCTGATGAGGGCACGCGCACGTTTCACGGACTCGGAAAATGCGGTAGAGTAATTCGAGTACTCGTCTAGAGCATCCGCGCTCACAAAGCCCAAAGCAAGGATCATCCCAAAGAAGGTGACCGGCTCGCTCACCTCGGCGCAGTGGGCAAGGTACGTATCCACCCGCTCGTCTAACTCTTCAGGGGTCTGAATCTTCCGGGGCCGTCCAAGCGGGGGGAGGGAAGGGTCACGGGGAGGGGTCATCGCTCGCCGCGCCGCGCGTTCTAGGGTTCTCGCTCGCATGCTCTAAGATAGCACGCTGGCAGATTGCCACGCAAGCGCTTGCGCGGTTTCCTGTGTTCTGCAAGAGCGAAAACGCCCTCAGCACAGACCATGCCAGTGTCCCAACGCACATACATGCAAGGGGTTAGCGGCGCTGGCACGGGTCGTGCGCTATGGTCGGGGCGTAGAGTCAGGCAACCTTCCAGGTGTGCGGGGAACGGTCCTGGCGCAAGCGGGGATGTGGGGAGCGGACAGCGCGAGTAGCGCGGCGCTCCCTCAAGGGTCCGGGCACGGTTGGCGAGTGCTCCTCTTGTTCCCCCGGAGCGGGTGTAGTGACCTACTCCATGCGCCGCGACCCTGGCGGACCCGCGACGGAAGGGTAGGCGCCCTCAAGCTCCCGAGTAAGGGAGAGTACCGGCAACGGGTGTTGCAAGAGGATGGCGGGCACTATCCCGCCAGAGGGTAGCGACACTGGCAAAGAATCTGTGCAAGGTGCCGGGAACCTGAAGGGGAGACAGCCGACAAGCGGGGCGGTAGGTGTGGAGTGTGTACGGATGGCGGAATGTCCTACGCTCACACCGAAGGGCTACGCGGTCTGTAGAGAGACCTAGGGCGGGCAAGCGGGGGGTGATGACACCTTACACTTGCGAGGTTCCCCAGAAATCAGGAACCTGTCGGGAAGAGACACTAAGCGCCACGCTAGAGCGAGCGCTGGGGTGTAGGGCGCAAAGCCACTCTTCCCTATTTTGTGGTGCTTGTGGTGGGAGTACGGTTGAATATTCGCACTGGCGCAGCGAGGGACTAGCGGCGCTATCCTGGTAGGTACTCACTCAAGCACCGCAACACTTTTTCTTTTCTGAGGGGGTGAGCCAGTGAAGTACACCTTTCCCAAGTATCCCGCACCGCAACCTGAACCCGTGACGCGGCAGATTCCGCCGCTCACGATGGTGCGAGGGGCGTGCATTATCCAAGCGCGCCGGTGCAAGCGCCTGGATGCGATGAAGGCGTGGCGGCGAACGGCGAATGGGTACCGGCCGCATCCGGCGCGTATCCTCAGACAGCTATGCAAGAGGGTGAAATGAGCATGAAAGCCGGACCCGAAACCGTGGAAGTGAGGGACGCATGAGAGAAACGATCCAAGCGGTGCACCGCAGCGACCGGCACAAGACCACGGAGCTACGAACGTACCGCGCGCTCACGCTGGATGAGGTGAAGGCGTGGCCGGAAAGCTTCCATAATCCTGTCCTCTTCTGCCAGGACCAGCATGGAAAGATGGCGAACGTCCGCCGCAACGGACGGGTCAAAACGTGGAAGCGGGACCCGGCACGGGTAGAGATACCCGTCAAGTTTGGGGTGTATGAGGCGTTCCGGGTGACGGACCCCGGCGAGCTGTACGTCCTAGTCGAGTAACCCTCTCACAGCAAGCGAAAGGGGGTGACACAGACATGCAAAACGTGACCGCAACGGTCAAGGGGACCAAGCTGGTCATCGAGTGCAGCTTGGACGCCGAGACCACGGCGAGCGCGACCGGCAAAACGCAGGTGCTGGCGAGCACGCGGGGAAACGCGGCGATTACGACCCCCAAGGGGATTGTGTACCTCGGGCTGAACTTGTATCGGAAGTAGGACAAGGCACGGACGGGGTGACACCTGCCCGCGCCATTTGACAGAGAGGGGGTGACGACATGGAAACCGTGAACGTGACAGACATCAGTTACGCGGACGCCACGGCGTTGTTGCTGGACGTGTTGAACCTGCGCCCAGCGGGGATTGTGGACGTGGTGCGCACCTCGGACGGGTACTACATCGGGCAGGACCCCGGCGACCTCGGGTACAATCACTTCATCGGGAAACCACCCAAGCTGCATCTGGGGCCGGGATTGGACCGGACGCGGAAGCGGTGGGCGGAACTCACGAAAGCCCAGCGGATAGCGGTGCGGGCACGGGCGGTGCTGCCCCGGGATGGGGAAGCCATCCCGCTCGGAGACTTCGGGGTACCGGACGCGGATTGAAGGGGGAGGGATAGGAGCGAGGAGTAAAAGTTCTTCACGCCAACCTTTGAGAGGGGAGGCAACCATGACCACGCACTTCTATAACAGGTACAAGGAAGCGTTCTACTTCGCGGTCCTGCGGGCGCTGGGACGGCGGTGGGAGGGGACGTGCAGCAAGCGGGTGAATCTGTGGGGGTATGTGCTGTGACCAAACTCTATCCCCGCAACACCGAACGCTTGTTGGGTCCGCCGCGCCGGTTCGTGGAGACCGGCGAGCAACAGCAACCGAAGCAAGGGGAGTGGTACCTGAGCGGGGCGATACCCGAAGCGTACCAAGCACCGAACGATCTGAACACGGTCAACGGGAAGCTGTGTGATGGCTAGCCGTCAATGCCGTGCAAAGCGGCGGGAGTGCTTCACCCACAACGGAGGGCTAACCCAATGGTACAGAAGCATACTCCCTGGTGTCTACAATGCTACGGTGGGGGTAAGACTTTATCTCAGCCTGTCACCAGCAAACAACAAGCTTGGCGCACGGCGGCTAGTCATGCAGACACCTATCGCCACCAAGTAACAGTCATCACTCAGGAAACCAACAAGACAGAGGGATAACCCAATGGAAACGCTCAGACTGACAACGTGGCAATATCGCGCAGTCCTCAAAGCATTAGAACACGCATGGAGCGGATACGTTTACACCTCGTTTTCATTCCGCCACGACCGAGCTATTCAAATGGCCGTAATCTTTTCTTCTGGTGGCGAGCGTTCGTACCTCTAACACACTCACAACAAGAGAGATAAACATGAAAACGCTGCAATTAACAAAGTGGCAATATCACTCAGTCATCGAAGCCTTAGAACACGCATGGACCGAAAACGTTTACACCGATTTCGCTGACCGTCTTACCCGAGCCATTCAAATGGCCGTCATTACGCACTGACTGCCCCTTCTCTTGGTGTTTTCTTCTTTGCCTAACCCTATACCGTGGAGGGATAACCCAATGGCACACTTCCGAGGAACGATCAAGGGCGTCAGAGGCGAAGCCTCAAGGCTTGGCACGAAGGCCAGTGGGCTAACCGCGAACATTGCAAGCTGGCAAGGTGCGGTTGACGTGCGACTCTGGCACGATGAAGAAACCGGACAGGATATGGCCGAAGTCTCTTTGAGCTTGCACCACGGCGTAGGCACGAACCGCGTGCTTTACTCCGGTCCGGTCAATGGCGAGCCTACCCGCGGCTAAGCTTGTCTCACCCTATACCGTGGAGATTGACCAAACGAATACGGGCCGCATGCTCCAATCTCGGGCGGCTGACGGACGAGGACCGGGAGGACTGGATCATGAACGATGAATCGTTGTACTTGTGGGCACAGCGCGAGGGGGTGAAGGTATGAACGCCACACTGACCGAGAAGTACCGGAGCTTGCGCCGCAAGCATCCCGGCCTGAGCGCAAGCCAAGCGTACCGCTGGGCGACGGCGAAACCGCCGAGGTTCACGCTCGACTGGCGTGGGGAGGAAGCGCGGCTTGCGGTGCAAGGGTTCGAGGTGGTCGTGCGGAAGGAGGTGGACGAGGACGGGGATACCTCCTGGCTCGGGCACTTCACGGATACATGGGAGCCGGGGGCGATTGACCTCACCCACCGGCACACCTCGTACCGTCCGCACGAGTACAAGTACTATGTCTCGTGCAATCATCCCAATGTGGAGAAGGAAGCACGGGACCTGAACCAGAAGTGTGGGCTGGGCAAGGGGGAGGCGTACGAGACCGCGCGCCGTTACCGCTTCGAGGACCTGCAACGTTTGGAGGACTACGCAAATGGGGAGTGGTGCTTCTATGGGGTGGTAGTCACCGTGTACCGGGAGGGGATCGAGCTTGGGAGTGACGCACTATGGGGGATCGAGTCGGACAGCGAGGAGTACTTCGATGAAGCGGCGGGCGACCTGATTCCGAGAGCGGTGCAAGAGGCCAAGGCCACCTTGAAGAAGTTGTGTCCTGCACGCAGAGGGAGGAAGGAGGGGAAGCGATGTTGATTCGAGGGTTGACGGATGTTCAGATTGTCCGGGCGGCGGAACGGATAGGGGTGCGAGTGGCAAACCTGCGTGTGGGGGGGCGAGGGTGGCGCTTCGTGATCCGCACGGAGGGGAAGCCGGTGCGGAAGTACGGACGGCGCTCCACGCACATGCGGAACAAGGACGGGAGCCAGCGACGTATCCCTGGCGCGGTGTGCTGGCACGGGCACCGAGACTTCATGCGCCAAGTGTTCACGGTGAATCCCTTGGCCATCATCATCACGGGGATCGCGCGGTACAACGGGAGCCGACACTTTGAAGACACGCACCGAGAGACAGGGGTGCGGAACATCGGGAGTCAGGTGTGGCCGTGCTACTACCACAGCGCGTGTGATTGCGGGGTGGAGGAGGAGAAGGAGGAGCACGCTTTGGTCGCAACCAAGGTCCGGCTCACCAAACAGGCGGACATTAAGGGGTGCCCGCACATCATCTTTGCGGGCGAGCACTACCGGGAGGACGGGACGTGCCGGTGCGACGATCCGCAACACGTCGAGATGAAAGAATGGGGGTACACATGGAGGGACGGACGGTGGCGGTAGTGCTGGTCGCGGCCATACGGCACGGTGTGCAGCCAGCGCCACACTGCGCGCCTGCGCATCCCCTGTGCTGTCCATTGTGTCGGGCACAGGCGGTGCTCCCGCTGGACTCAGAGACGCGGAAGGGCCAACCAGATGGGACGACCCACGTTTGCCATCCCGTGTTGGGAGGATGCAATCATGGGTTTACCCGAGAAAGGGAGGGAGCATGACAACAACTGGATGGGCAGCGGGGCCAGAGACCGAGGCTTTCCACCTTGGGGTGCAGGAAGCAAGCGGCGACATAGGCATGACCTACGACAACGATCCTGAGTCGCCGCGTAGTGTGGCGTACGACGTAGGCCGCACGGTCGGAGAACTCCTAGAGCCGTGGCGGTCGCGGCTCGCCGCAGCGCCGGAGTTGTACGTGGCGCTGCGGCTCTATGCGAGGCTTCATGACGGCCTCTCTGACATGATCGAGGTTGGGCGGCTGCAAGAAAACGACATTCCGGACGACTATGAATGGCTAGTGAAGTCACTAGCTGAACACGGGACGCAGTTGAACGCCGCGCTCGCCAAGGCGGAAGGGAGGACGCACGAGAGGAGGGGTGAGGACGTTGATCCACTCGCCTTCGACGAAGGCGCTGAGTGCGAGAACGCCGCGCGAGAGTTAGGAGAGGGTGAGGACGTTGACCAGAACGACCTGCAAGGCACCGAAGGTCAGGATCGCAAGTCGTACGGTGACACGCAGGACCGGGAGAACTACATGTTGGACAATGAGGATAGCGAGTGAAAGCCCGCTATGCGATTGTCCGTCGAGCGCCCAACGGCGACCTCACAATCAAAGACCTCGGGCCGTGGGATACATATGCCACGATCACGAACGACGCGGAAGAAGTCGTGCGTGACCTCCTCGCCTCCGGCCAGTTGATGCGGGGCGAGCGCTTGTTCTACTATGACAGTGAGGGGTGGTTGGATGAACTCCTCATTGTCAACGGCGTGTTCGCGGGGTTCGCGCCGGGACTGCCCGATGGCGGTCTCGCTCGCCAACTTCGTGCGGCTGCTCGACGCGAAAGAGCGTGAGGGAAAGCGGACGTACGTACACGCTTCATACTAAGCAGGACCGAAACCTCTCACCTTGGAGGAGTAACGTGCTCACCGAAGTACAGCTTGCGACCGTGATCTCAGAGATCACCAATCCGCAGGTGCGGACGGCGCTGCAAGAGTTGCACGCCCGTACCCAACGACTGGCTGACCGGATCGAGACGGAGCAGGAGGAGTGAATGCACCAATCCGAGCGCTTCGTGCCAGACCTGCAACCGGGGAAGTTCTGTTACTACGTGGACCCGACACAGGACACCAGGGTGTACGGGGGATACGTTCCCTCCGTTGTGATTGAGGGGGAGAGCGGGCACTACCCGATGCTGGGGCAAGGGGAGTACGCCGCGCCGTGGGTGTGGGGGACGGACCTGAAGCTCGCGAACCAATGCGCCATCGAGAAGAACCATGACCTGGGCCTAACCGAGGAGCGCGTGGCACAGATCATTGCGTCCTCGATGCAGGCGAGTATGCGTGGGCGGAAGTTCACAGCGGGGAGGGATCGGTGAAGTTCCAACGTGACGGGCACCACCAGCGCCAAACTCAGACGGACCTGCGCGGGCGAGTCAGCGTGCTGGTGCGACTGTACGACCCTAGCAAAAGAGCGTACCTCAAGGGGAATCTCACTCGCACGATCTCGGTCAAGGATGCGACAGTGAGCGAGGTGGTTGCGGCTGTTGAGCAAGCGCTGTTCGGTGAGGAGGACAGGCAAACATGACCTTCAAGCTCCGTCTCCTCCGCGACCTCACCCCCGGTGATCGCTTCCTGATCCCTGGCTTGGGGAAGAAGGGGACACTGGCCTACTGCTCCCCCTCCAGCGCCACGGTGGACTATGACTCGCAACCCAAGACGGTGACCTTCACCACCAAATGGGGAGAGAAGGTGACCATGACCAAGGCGAGCGGGGAGCGCGTGAGCATCTCGCTCGGGACGGAAGTGGTGAAACTGGTACGGAAACTGAAAGGGGGAGGAGAGTGACCGAGCGTGTATGGAGTCCCCAGCAAGAATCCGTGTTTGCGTGGGCACGAGAGGGAAAGGGGAACCTGATTGTGCGTGCGCGCGCGGGAACGGGAAAGACCACGACCATCATCGAGATGATCGAGCGCGCCCCGGAAGAGAATATCCTCCTCTGCGCCTTCAACAAACGCATTGCGGAAGAACTCTCCGCGCGTCTGAAGAACCCGCGCGCCGGCGCACGCACCTTGCACAGTGTTGGGTTCGGGCTCGTGCGGAAGTACTGGAAGGTGCAGGTGGACGTGGATCGAGGACGGAGGCTCGCCGCGCAGGCGTGGGCCAGCGCAAACGGGGGGAGTGCGGAGCATGCCCCGGATGCGCCGACTGCCTGGATCGCCAAGCTCGCCGGACTCATCAAGAACGTGTGCGTGAACAACGTCGAACCGAACGAGGTGATTGATCTCGCCTACTCGTTCGACATCGTGCCGCAAGGAGAGTGGCAGCGGGACCTGACGGTGGAGAATCTCGCGGAGTTGGCGATTGATACATGCGTCCTCGCCCAGGAGCGGGATGGAACGATCGACTACGACGACATGGTCTGGTTGCCGGTCGTGCATGAATGGCTTCGTCCGACCTACGATCTCGTGGTGGTGGATGAAGCGCAGGACATGAACACGGTCCAACTCGCGCTGGCGATGGGGGCGGCAAGCGGACGGATCGCGGTGGTCGGGGATGACCGACAGGCGATCTACGGGTTCAGGGGTGCGGACTCGAACGCGCTCACGAGATTGAAGAAGGAGTTACAAGCCGAGGAACTCCCGCTCACCATCACCTATCGCTGTCCCAAGCTCGTGGTGCGAGAGGCGCAAGCCTTGTGCCCGGACTTCACCGCAGCGGAGAGTGCGCCGGAGGGGACCATCCTCGATCTCACCGTGGACGAGATGGTGCGGCAGATTGCTCCGAATGACTTCCTCCTGTCTCGCGTGAACGCGCCGCTCGGAGGGTTGTGGCTGCAACTGGTACGGGCGGGGATACCGGCAAGGGTCGAGGGGAAGGACTTGGGAAAGAGCATTCTCGCCATGATCCGCCAGGTGAAAGCCCCCACTGTGGCGGACTTGTTGGAGAAGCTGCACCAAACCATCGAGCGTGAGGCTCTCAAGCTGCTGAAGACCAAGCGGTCGAGTGTGGAGGCGAGGGTGGCGTTCTTGCGTGACCGGCTGGAGATGCTGGAGGGATTGGCGGAGGGGCTCGCTACCCCTGCCGAACTGGAGGCGCGCGTGCAGGAGATGTTCGGGGACCCGCATCGGCCATGCGTGGTCTTGTCCACGATCCATCGAGCGAAGGGGTTGGAGGCGAACCGGGTCTTTCTCTTGATGCACACGCTCTACTGTGGAGGAAAGCGGAAGAATCAGGAGGAGGACAATATTTTTTACGTAGGACTGACCCGCGCAAAGGACACCTTGGCACGAGTGATTGAGAACCCATCTCCGACACTCGCTGAGGTAGGGGAAGTACTTCAACCAAAAGAAGCAGTCACACCCGCATCGGAGACGCCATGATCCTCTTCCTCGCTGGGCTCGTTGCTGGGGTGTGGCTCACACTCGGGGTGATCGTGCTGGCCTTCTGGTTCGCCGGAGAAGGTGATCTCATCATTCAACAACGGAAGGAGGGGGAATGGCAGTGAAAGCCAAAGTTATCCGCACCGCCCGCTTCTTCCTCGTGATCGAAGTGGACATCACGAATCCCAAGCTCACGGTGGGGAAGCTGGTGACCGAACTCCCGCAATGGTTCGGGGGTGTGCAACAGCCGGGGTACACGATCAAGCCGGTGACCACGTTGGTGCCGGTGGCGGAAGGGGAAGGGGGGTGAAGACATGCACTCCATTGTCTACCAAGACTCACGCAAGCACGCAGTACGTTGCCCATCACAACGGGGACTTCAGTGGTGAGGTGCGTATTCAAAAGATGGGAAGGTCCGAGCGCGGAGGGTGACAGCAAGTGATGCAAGTTGCGTGCCTGGTGAGTGAAGGCTTGACAAGCTTCACGCCCGCCCACATTCTGGAGGGGAGAGAGGAAACTATTCCATGACCACAGCAAACGCCCGATGGTTGCGTGTTGGGATCGCCACGATCCTTGTGGGGGTCGTGTATCTCCTCGCGCTGGCGGAGTTACGATGAAGCGCAAAGCGGCGGTAGCCAAGCGCGCGAAGAAGATTTCCGACCTCACGATCAACGTGGTGGTCGTGGAAGGCTTGGCAGGCGGTCCCGACTTGGGCCAGCAGCCGGAGGACCGTGCCCTTGGCCGCGCCGGTCAGGCGACAGGTCGCCCGGACGCTGTTCCCCTCGCACAAGGCTTGAACGACCCGGCTCTTCTGTTCCAGGGAGAGCATGTACATGGTACCAATCTATGCGTGAGCGGTCTCGCAGTCAAGAGGCGACCTCTGCTGGCTGGTGGCTTTCGTGGCTGATAGTTTCGGAGAGTATCCCCATGCCGCCGAAACGCTCATTCCGGTGTGGGCGGGCGCAGTCGCCACGATGGTCAGCGCGACCATGGCGTACTCTAAGGGGGCATCTCTCCTGGAAGTCTTTGCCTCGGGAATCGTGGCTGGCCTGGTCGTGGCGTTTGCAAGTTGGGCGCTGCTTCAGCCACGACCGCGGGCCTACATCGAGCAGATGTGGTTTGCCCGCGTGCTAGGTATCGGTGTCAATCCTCTCTCTATCGATACGCAATTACGGGACGGTCCCGCAGATCGACGAGCCGAACTGGTAATCTCCCATGACCGCGTACAGACGGTAAAACGCTGCCGAGTGTCCGTCATTGTGGCGAGTGAGGAACGTAAGGCGGGAGATCACGAACTTCGCTTGGATTACCCTGTCGCGTTGACGTGGAACAATGGAAGCGCAGAACTGGACGTTGACCGGAGCGATCCCGCCAACATCGTCGTATTGCATAACAGTGACCAGGGCTGGCCGGTCCTCGCTGGCCGACTGTTGGTCTCAGACTATCCGATCGTCGTACTTGTGCGAGTGCGCGCCGAGAACGTTGATCCGATAGATCGCTGGTGTCGATGGTACGCGCACATCCCCGGAAGACCAAAGGGCAGTTGGGCGTGGCAACTGGCAGGTCCAGAGCGATCAATGGCTAAGAGCCCGTGGTTAACGTCGCGCTGGCTCGTGCATCACTATTCCGGTAAGACCCCGAAGGCGGACCAGTGAGAGGCGACTCTGCAATGAGAGTGACCAAGATAGTCCTCGCGCTCCTACCAGTGCTATTTGTTCGCACCGCTGCTACGCAGGAATCCGTCAACTACGGCCTCACCTGGAACCAGATGGGCCGGGACCTGCGGGAGCACTACATCGCCGGTCTTCACGACGGTGCTCTAGCACTGTGGGCGGAGTTTGCCAGGATCGCCAATCCAGAGGACCTGACTACGCCCGGCTCGTACGAGGCCGAGCAGATACGGAAATTGGGCCTTACCCCCCGACAGCGGGCAATCATCAGGGCTCTCGGGGACAGTGCTCACGCCAAGTATGACATTTCACGATTCGGCGCCGAACCGGTGCTGCAAGTGATTACGGACCTCTACCGTGATCCAGCAAACACCTTCATTCGGTGGGAGTCCATGTTACCCGTTGCGCTCAGCCGATTACGGGGAGTAGACGACAAGGCAATCGCCGAGGAACTACGGATTGCGGCAGGTTAGCGGCGCACGCAGCCGGTTACCCCAATGATCTATTCCTTAGCCCGCTTCCACCGCGCCTTAGCGGCCTTCCGGGCGCTGGCGCTGCGCTGTTTGGTGGAGAGCTTCTGGGCGCGGGCGGGACCGCCTTTGAGGCCCCCTTTGCGGCCCAGGGCGACGGCATGGGGGTTCTTCTTGGCCGGCGCGGGTTCGGAGCCGGTCAGGCGGTTGACCGCCTCAAACGCGGCCTGGACTTCATCAGCGGGGGGCTTCGTGCGTGAGCGTTTAGGCATACTGGAACGTAGGACGAGACCAAAAGGAGTCAAGGCCAGTTGAAACCGTTCTCAATGAAATTGACCCATTACCACAGGCGTCTCTCGATCGTCGTGATGATCGGCGAGTTCCCCGCAGGCCGACAGTTCGTGGTGAGCATCTCGGAGATTGGGAAGGCACTTTGCACGAGGATGGGACAATGAAAGCGCTTCCTTACGAGGGCTTCTTCGCCGAGCCTGATCCTGTCCCCGAAACGGTGACCGTGTGCCCCTACTGTTGGGAGGAAGCGGTTCATCGAGGGTACGGAGATGAGACGCTGACGTGCTGTGATGGGTGCGAGCGAGTGATTGAGCACGAGACGGTGCAAGTACCAGTGGAGGTGTACGAAGAAGGAGCGGAGGCGTGTGAGGCGTACACGGAAAGGATTGCACGAGCATGAGCGACACGTTACTGGAGCGGCTGCGGGCGGCGGCGACTCGTGCCCCGACGTGTCGATATCCACGGGGACAACGGGGTGGGGTGTGCGGCGCTCCGGCCACGCACGAGCGGCAGTGGTCCATTCATACCGTGCGGATGCGCGGAGACCGGACGTTTCACTGGCGACCATGTTGTGAGCGTCACGCGGGCCGCGCCTCGGTCGTGCGTCTGTACACCAGAGCGGGGGAAATCCACGGCTTCTCCCCGGAGTCGGTGGAGCGCGGGTTGGAGACGATGCGGGATGCCGCGCCGTGTTGGCGACACAAGCCTAATGAGGGCGTCATGGACCTCGAACGAAACGCCAAACTATTCTGCGGGGAATGTTGGTCCTCGATGGTGGAGGCGTTCCTGCATGGGGCGAGGGAGGGGACATGAAAAAGACAGTAGTGAAGTATGCGGCGGTCGAGCGTATTGAGTACGAGTTCGACATGAATGAAGTCCTGCGTGCGCTCCGAGCGTACTTCAACATGCCTGCGGACATGCACGGCTCGTGCAGTGTAACTGAAGCCGACCACGAGCATGGCACTCCGGAGAGCGTGTACGTCGAACTCCGCAAAGAGGAGCCAAGAGAAGCCAGGGCGTCCCAGACGCCGGAGGAGGAGGCGAAACCGCAATGACTGACACCGAGAAGTTGGATAAGGCCGTAAGGGCCGAGGCGCGGGCTATCGCCGCCATCCTCGTGGAGGTTTTGGAACAGGGCTACCCGGTGGCGCACCGCGACTTCATGAACCGCATCGGTATGGACTATGAGATTGTGGGCCGAGTGAAGGCGCTCCGGTCGCGGCTGCATCCTGACGTTGCCGACTATCAGCATTCGCCGCTCAGCTTCCGGCGAGGTTCTTATGCCTGACGCGGCCCGCCCGGACGGGGAGCCTGAGAGTTGCCCGTGCTGTGGGGCTCCTGCGGAAGCTATCTCGATGGCGGCGCACCAGCTCGGCACGACACGGCCTGGTGATTGGCGTGCCCTGTCCTGTCCCCACGACGCGGCCTGGAAAGCCAGGGTGCGGGAGGCGGCGGAGGCGTATGCTCAACGATGCACGGCGGATTTGCTCGCCCGAGCTGCGGATGCCCTCTCCCACGACCTGACCGTCGCCCGCGACGCGCCGCGCCGTGAAGGGCTTCTCGCCGCGCTGATGGAGTTAGACGCTGTGGCCGCCGACCTCGACTCGCCACATGGCCCCAATTCGTGCTCGGTGTATGTCTTCGACCGGCGGCGAGTCATCCGATGGCGCGAATCCCTGCACGCCTACCTCGCGGCGTCCCGGCAGGCCGAGCCCAAAGGAGGAGCATGAGCGACGTGGAGCGGTTAGCTGACCTGCTACGTCAGGCGTGGTTGCGGTGCCAACCGACCGCTTGGACACCATCGGAGCTATCTGGGTTCTGGAAGCGCCTAGCGGTAGACCTTACAGCACGAGGTGTTATCGTGGGCCGGGAGCAGGCAGACAGATCAATCGGCGGGGTTCGGAGTGATTCTCCGAGTGGGGTAGCCGACAAAGGCCCTCGCACCGATTTGGCGACCAGCGGTCAGGGACCAGCCACCCCAGTTCAGCCTGCCCCGGTCTCCTGCGTCCCGACGTGCCCGGTGCGGGTGCTAACCTTGCCTGAAGCGGACGCCATCGAGGCAGAGATGCGCCGTGTTCAGAACGATCCCAGCTTCAGCAAAGAAGCGGTCCGCTTGTTCATGCAGGCGCCGATGCCTTGTGGTCACGCCGCTGGCAACCTCATGACATGCGACCGCGAACCCTTCGGGTGTGTAATCTGCAACGCCGCCCCCTGCTCCGAAGCGGGGATGCCACAACAGGACACCTCGCATCGTGTGAAATGGTTCGACGAGGAAGTGGCTGGCGTGAAGGCGTGTGGTAGTCTCCACGAGTTCACGGTCATCAACTATCCGGATCGCCCAGCGCGTTGCCCCGACTGTGGGAAGCCGTTCTTGTTGTTCCAGCGACAATACATCTATGCTGCCGAGCGTGGCGCGCCCCCACCGGAGGCTACTTCAACGAAGGATGGTATCCCATGAAGAAGGTCGAACTGACCATGAAGTGCGGCGAGAAGGCGTTGCGGGTGGCCGAAGGCCCGCAGTTCGCCTTCCGTCTGAAAAGCGATCAAATCCACGCCAGCGTAGACTTGGCTGGGGAACCCGACCTCGACGGCTCGAAGTCGCTGCCATTCCACTACGCTCGCGTCGATCTACGGCTCCCGGTGACGCTGGACAACACCGAGCTGGTGGCGTTCTTCGAGCCCGCCCGCATGTACCGGGTGACCATTGAACCGCTCTGAGGGCGCGCCCCCACCGGAGGCGCCGTGACCTTCACCGATCAGGAATACAACCGCGCAGAGCTACGGGGGTTGGCACGTCTCTTGCTCAGCGCCGCGCTCATCACCGTTATCCTGTACCTCCTCGGGATTCGGGGTGGTACTGGCACGATTCCTGCTGAGGCGCCGGACACGGTCATCTTCACCCCACCTTGACGCCTGGCCCGCGCACACGTAGGTTGAACCCCCGCTGCATCACTCTGAGAGAGGGTGACTAAATGTCAAAGCCGCAAGAGCCAAAGCTGCGCTGTCGTGTCAACGGTAAGCGCCCACGCCGAGACGTGCAGGTACAGGAGAAGAAGGTTGGGAAGATCACCGAGGTCCTCTACCTCTCCGAGCGCTATCCCAATCAAGCCGCGCTTGAAGCGGAAGTGGACATGTGGGACAGCACCGTCGCGGGGGGATACGCGTGGTGCCCACGGAAAGGGCAGTACCAACACCTCCTGGGATTGACCGAGCGGGAGGATGCACTGACCCTGCTCACCGGCATCGCCATGCATGCTGGGAGCGATGTCCTCCACACCTCCGGGGATGAAGCCCTCGCCCTCTCCCGGGTGCTCGAAGTCTTCGGGGACCGGGAGCCGCCGCCTCCTGGTCATAGCTATGCCCACCTCCATGCCGGGCTGATCGAGGGAGTTTTCAAGAACTATCTCGTGTGGCGAAAGAAGCACGAGAACTTCACCCCGCTCATCGTCCGTCTCTCCGACCTCGACCTGACCGATGTGGTGGCAGCAGTCTGGCGGGTCCTCCCTGACGAGCGCGTGATCCTCGGAGAGTGCAAGCTGGTCATGCGGTTCGAGGTGGATGGGGAGGAGTTCCTCTATGCCATGAAACCCGATCTGCCCGCCCTCATGGGGAATCGGGTGGGGATCGTGGATGTGAAGGTAAGCTGTGGAGGTTATCTATCGGAGTACTGGTTTGAGAAGCATGATCTCTCGAACCAACTCCGGGGGTACTGCAAAGGATTGACCTTGCTCCTCCAACCCCTCCTCGCGCGCTTAGGGCACGCATACGTGAGCCAAGCGCTGGTGATCGGGATGTACGCAGGAGAGAAGGCCCTGGAAACACACACCAAGGCGGGGAAGCCCTCACAGATCACCCGGTTCGCCCCGCACGGTCCGCTGCTCTTCCAACCTGCGCATCTTGAGGAAGCGATCTGGAACCAATACACCTGGCGGAAGATCGCGTTGTGGTATCAGCAGTTCGCGCAGGAGCACCCCAAGATGCACAAGCTCTATGGGTACGCGCAGAACACCGGGAAGGCGTGCCAAGGATGCTCGTACCGGGAGCTATGCCTCGCTCACCCGCGCGGCCGACTCGCGAAGATGCAGCAGAAGTACGTGCAGCGGCAAAGGAGATTCCTTGATCTTTGATCTGAAGCTGGAAGTTCCCGTTCGTGGATACTTCACGACCATAGAGGCAGCAGAGTACCTGCATCTTGCTACGGACACCCTCGCGAACTGGCGGGCGCGCAAAGTAGGACCGGCGTACATCAAGTTTGGGATGGGGCGTGTTCGCTACGAGCGGGTTGCACTCGATCGCTGGATGCACGAGCGACAAGTGACGCACCAATCAACGGAGGTATCGTGACCCTCGAACGCCTGAAGATCAGCCTCGCGGTGTGGTTGTGCCGGGGAAGCACCTGCGCTGTAGTCCGCACCCTGCCGGTGCAGGAAATGCAGATGATCGCGCGAGACCTCACAGAGTACGTGCAAGCCAGCGGAGGCTTGCAGGACCCGCACCGCATCAACGCGTACCGGCGCGTGTTGTACGACGCGACGCATCTCGAAGCGGCGGCACGGCAAGTGATCGTGTCGCCTCGTCCGACCCTCCTGTTGAGAGAGGAGTCCCATGCCCCCGACGAGAAGACCGCCGCGCCGACCCGCGCCGCTGTCTGAACCACAGTTCACCTTCGAGGTCCTCCCCGCGCGGGACCTGGCCCCGCACGAGGCGATTGTGTTGCTCGACCTCGGCCCGCCCAAGACCGGGAAGAGCCACATGCTCTCCACCCTGTGCGCGGAGGGGAAGACGCTCTTGATCTCCACGCTTCCCCGAGAGACCTCGTCTGAGGGGTATCAGAAGTACAACCCGGACACGATCCTCCTGAAGGACTCCGGGTGGCGTCCGACGCAAGGACGTTTCGAGGCGGATGCCTTCCAACAGTTCTTGAACCTCATGGACACCCTGGCCACGGACGAGGAGTACCGAGTCGTCCTCCTCGACTCTGGCACCGAGCTAGGCGAGTTCGCGTGGCACGCGGCGCTCTCTCCCTTCAAGGTGGCCTCGCCTGCGGATATGGACGATCGGGACAATCGGTTCCGGCCGTACACCAAGATCGCGGACCTCATGCGTCAGGCTCTCGACGGGCTCCTCGCGCTCAAGGATGCCCCCCTTCGCAAACACGTCGGGATCGCCTGGCACTTGCAGACCACCAAGGATGACCAAGTCGTCTTCGACAAGGCCGTCCAGACCCAGGTGAAGAAAGCCAGCGCGGATACCAAGGGCGGCGATGTCGAGTATATGGGGACGGTCCTCCCAATGCTCCAAGGGGGATTCCGCCGCAAGATCGCCGGGCTCGCGGACGCGGTGGTGTACAGCCATGTCCAGTTCAAGCGGGTGACGCGGAAGGCGGGCACGCCGGGGAGTGATAAGCAGGCGTCGTACGTGATCCAAGTCGCACCTGACGAGGATCGGCACGCGGGGATTCCCGCGATCCTCCCCCCGGAGATTGTGTACATCCCGAACAACTGGCAGGAGTTGAAGAAGCTGCTGGTGCAGTACGGCGTGAACCAGAAGGGAGCGGTGAAGTGAAGACAGCCACACCCCAGCCCGCGACCCCACCCGGCGCGAAGCAAATCGTCCTGTACGAGCGTTGGGCAACCACGTTGGTCCTCACGTCCAACGCGGAGCGCGCGGAAGCCATCGACACCCTGAAGCGGGTCAAGGAGCAACGGGTAGCCGTCGTTGAGTTCTTCCGGGACATGAAGGCGAAAGCCCACATGGCGTGGAAGGCGATCACGGAGAAGGAGAGTGGGTATCTCGGCGTCCTCGATCAAGTCGAGCGCACGGTGAAAGGGGTGGTGCTCTCCTACGATCAGGAACAAGAGGCCGCGCGGGTAGCGGAAGAGCAGCGGCTCCAGGCGGAAGCGGATGCGAAAGCTGAAGCCGAGCGCGCAAGACTCCTCCGAGAGGCCGCGCGAACCAAGAACCCCGCGCTCAAGGAGGCCAAGCTCGAACAGGCGGAAGCAGTGGTAGCCCCGACCGTGTCCGTCGCCCCCACCATCGAGCGGCAAGCGGGGGAAAGTACTCGGACCACATGGAAAGCGCGCGTACTCAATCCCATGATTGTCCCCCGCAAGTGGTTGGTGGTGGATGAGAAGAAGTTGAACGCGTACGCACGGGAGACGGAGGGGAAAGAAACGGTCCCTGGTGTCGAGTTCTACCCGGACCAAACCTTGGGGATTGCGATATGACCCGCACGATCTGGCTGGCACGGGATGGCGACAGTCCCTCTGATCTGCTCTGGCTGTGTTTCACGCAGCCAAAGCTCGACGTGTACGAGGACTGGAACACGGACGACCCCAACGACCAAATCAGCGTGATGGACGAACTCCCCGAGAAAGTCCGTGACCTCCTCGGTCTCTCGCGCATCACCGTAGAAGCGGGGAGTCTGGTTGAGATCGACTTCCACACAAGTATGGACACGATCACACACAGCATCAAACCCCGAGAGGAGCACGTTCCATGAGCACACGTCTTCGCATTTCCGACGCCGACCTCGACAAGTTGATCGCAGCGGTGAAGGGGTACACCCACACCGAGGTCGCCTCGGGTTCCCAAACCGCCGAGGCCATGACCATCGCAGGGTGGCCTGCTCTGCTCACCCGCCTCGAAATCGCGCGGGAGGGCTGATGGCCACCGACGCGGTGCCTGGCGCCGACCCCAAGAACCTCGACACGTTGAGCGTCGGGTGTTGGGCGGAGGACGCCAAACAAACCTCCCTGGTGCTCGTCGTCGGGCACGAGGGTGGGAGCGTGGTGTTCGATCTGTACGACCTCGATCAACAGCCGCCCCTCTTCTACCGGGACGCGATGATCGAGGAGGAGTTCAAGCGGTTCTTCTCGGTGCCGCCGACTGGGAAGAGCGACATTCGCTGGACCTGGCACGACAAGACCAACTTCCCGTGGGACCGGGTGATGAAGCGGCTCTCCACCAAGGCCCCGCAGCACGCGGATGTGGAAGAGCAACTCACGGTAGCTCAGCGGGTTGCGCAGAAGCTCGGCTTGCGTGGGCGTAAGCTCGCGGAGGAAGACATCACTGCACGAAGCACGGATCGTCGCACGCGCGGGATGGCGGTGCTGGAGAAGATCGCGGATGTGCTCGGGGCAGTGGTGGAGCCGGTGGAAATCACAAGCGAGCGCGCAGCCCTTGAGCCGAGCACGAAGACCTGGCGGCAGCGCCTCACCAGGCGGAAAGGTCGAGGGAAGTGACCTGTGGGCGGCGAGCTTCCTGGGGTCTCCGGCGAAGGCTGGACCCGCACGGACATGCACTGTCACAACTGCGGGAAGGGCTTCATCGCGGAATTGAACTTCGCGATCAACGGGAATCACGTCGTCGAATGCCCCCGGTGCGGGCACGAGCATTACCGCACGATCAAGGATGGCGTGATTACCGATGCGCGGTGGGGGAGTGGAGTCGAGAAGCAAGGGGCAGTACGCGGGCGCTCCTTCTGGAAGTCGGACGTGATTCAAGCCCAGACCTCCCTCGCCGCACAGTTCTTGCGGGACAAGTGGTTGAACCTGAGTCAGTGAGGACACGATGACCGGGCTCGCTGTGGTTCCCAATCCTGCACCGCCGACACCGGCTGTCACGTTTTCTTCGCCGACGCCATCCCCATCAATGGATGCGTACGTGTTCAGTGCCCGGATGGTGGTGGACAACCTCGTGCTCCAGCACGCGGCGTCCCAGCAGGCGGTGCAGCAACACGTGCAGCAGGCGTTGGCCCAGCAGATACAACAGCAGTATCAACAGGCTGTGTCGAGCGCGGCGCCGTCGTACAACACTCCCGCTTCGTATACGCCTGCCTATGCCTGTTCACAGTGCGGGAGCACAAGCGGCTGGTGCGGGTGCGGGACGGGCACGGCTATCACCGTCTCCGGCAGTAGCAACACACTGTTATGGAACGCGGTGTGGTGGGACACTGATAGCGCGGACACAGATTGGATACCACTCAACGATCCCTCAAAGGTGCGAATTGACGGGGGCGTACGTGAAGTCACGCTCCCCGACGGGACCAAGATTCTCCTTGATGCACAGGGGAACTACCGCATCGAGGACAAGGACACCAAGGTCACGTACCAAGCGCATCGGAACCGCGATTTCAATCCCTTCGTGAACGCGGGGGACTTGGTCGCGCGATTCATCAAGTATGTGCAACAAGTCGTCCCCACCGTACGGCGCCAGGACATCGGGGAGCTTCCCCTCGCGCTGTTCGTGGATTGGCTGGTGATCGAGGCAGCGGAACGGGATGGCGACCCGATCCCAAGCGGGGTCGAGCGTGTTCCTGAATCCCATCGACTGGTCGCGCGGGTGCGTCCGCGCTGCCGGTACCCTCGATGCCAGCGCTTCCTCCCGCGCCGGATGGTGGACGCGGGCTTCAACCATTGCACCCCGGAGCATGAAGCGGCGCACCGCGTGCTCCTGGCGGCATAGATGACGTACCCACATTCCATTCACTCACAGAGGAGCAGACCCGTATGAGCACCAAGAGCATACCTAGTAGCGTGATGAGCCGCCGGTCCCCGTTCCCCGCCGGGCATTACGCAGGTACCCTCGCCGCGCCGAGCGATGACAAGGACGCGAACTACGACGTGCAGAATGACGATGGCACGTTCGGGAGCCTGGCGTTCCGGCTCATCGACAACCGGGCGATCGAGGCGGACAAAGAGCCGGGGACGCGCCCGCACTTCGTCCGTATCCCGGCGTGGATGGTGGTGAAGGACAAGCGCGGGAAGGATGAGCAGTTGTACGCCGCCGACATCGACCCGACCGACGAAGAAGGGGTACCGTTCGCGCTGCGGGATGCGGTGCGCACGTACGGGGACCTCGCGGTGGCGGTGGGTGCCGCGACCAGGAACGCGGACGGCGGCGTGGAGTTGCAGGACGACCTCGAAACGTTCATGGAGCAGATTCGTTCGGGGCAGTTCGAGGGGACAGAGGTCGAGTTCATCGTGGCACACCGCCCGGAGAAGAAGGACGGCAAGGTCGTGAAGGGTGGACGGACCTACGTGGACACGGTGTTCGTGACCCCGGAAGCAGTGGAAGCGGAAGCGGAAACCGAGACTGAGACCGAGACGGAAACGGAGACCGAGGAAGAAGTCCCCGAGGAGGAAGAGACCAAACCCGCGCGGGCAGCACGTCCTGGGCCGCGTGCGGCTCCGGCGACGCGGACACCCGCGCGTTCGGTACGGACGGCTCCGGCCAAGCCCGCGCCTAAGGGATCGGGCAAGGGCAAGTTCGTGCGCAGGGGAAGGTAGAAGGAGAAGGTGTGCGAGCCTCTTGCGTTGGGCGGGGGTCCGATACCTAGACTGGCACTCGCTGGTTGCCAGCGCACATCTTCGTCGATGTACGCGCCGGGTCGCTCCGGCTAGCCCGAGGCCAACGCGGGGCTAAGAAGTAGCGGGTGGCGCCCGCACAGCGTTGCAAAAGCACTCGTAGCTCAGTAGGCAGAGCAGCGCATTCGTAACGCGCAGGTCGAGGGTTCGAGTCCCTCCGAGTGCTCTTGGTGAGGTGATGTTAGAGGGAGCCTGGTACTAGTCTAGTGTTGCCTCGGGTCTACGAGACAGACCGCACCTCACCAACGTTGAAAGGTTGGCGTGCCGTAAGCCGGTGATGCGTGGCCGGAGCACCATGGGGCCAAAAGCCCTGCATGGCCGAAACCGTCGCGAAGTGCTGCCCGCGACACCGCCCCTGTGGGCCACGTCCAGCAGGGGACGCCAACCGAACCTTTCGAGAGAGGGTACCGTGACCGAGACCCCGCTCCAACCCCTTCGTGCTGAGACCGCGCCGCGTTGCCAGCGCGCGTGGGCCGCACCGCAACTCTGGAGCGCGTACACCCTCTGGGCGGAGCATCATCAAGGGTGCGCGCACTGCCGCCAGCATGATTGGTACATGCCGGGGGACGTGCGGGAGACGGACGATCCCCTGCTGGCGGATGGTCAGGTCGAGGTGCGGGTCCGGGAGAACGGGAAGAAGCCGACCACACGTCTCGTCTACTTCCGTCGCGCCCCGGATGTCCGTGTACTGTGCCGGGAGGGGCGGCTCCTCTTCCAACAGTGGACGCACCAGGCCCTTACACAAGAAGCCAAAGGCATGGGGAGACTCGGGTGAGCGCGCCCGCCCTCCAACTCCGGCTCCCCCTCCCACGACATGGGTGCAAGGTCTCCTACCGCGCCCCGATGCTCCCCCCGTACAAGTTCAAGGTGGTGGGAACCTGTTGGATTTGGCTGGGGGCCACGATCACCAACAAGAACGGGGACAAGTACGGAGTGGTGAGGGTGGATGGGAAGCTGGAACTCGTTCACCGCGTGATGTACCAGAAGTACAAAGGGGAAATCCCCCCGGACCATGAAGTCCATCATGCATGTTTGACCACCTTGTGCGGGCACGCGATCCATTTGCAGAGTGCGCTCAAGATCGCAAACCAGCGGATGAAGCGGAGACGGAGGAAGACGGCATGATTGTACACCTCGGACGTGGGGCTCCATGCGATCTCCCGACCTTGATCGACACGCGGCTCCTTGTCCAAGCGAACAGTGGGGGAGGGAAGTCCTGGCTCCTCCGGCGCGTGCTGGAACAGACGCATGGAAAGGTACAGCAACTCGTCCTCGATCCCGAAGGAGAGTTCGCGACCTTGCGGGAGAAGTTCGACTACGTGCTTGCCTCCAAACAGGGAGGGGATACGGCGGCGGACCCGCGCGCGGCCAAGCTCCTCGCGGAACGTCTGCTCGAACTCAGGACCTCAGCCATCCTCGACATCTACGAACTCAAGGCGCACGAGCGAGTACGGTTCGTCCGGCTCTTCCTTGAAGCCTTGGTGGACGCGCCCAAGAAGCTCTGGCATCCGGTGCTGGTGGTGGTGGACGAAGCGCATGTCTACTGTCCCCAGAAGGGAGAGGCGGAGAGCGCGGGCGCGGTGATCGACCTGTGTACGAGAGGGAGGAAGCGCGGGTTCTGCGCGGTCCTCGCGACGCAACGGCTCTCCAAGCTGCACAAGGACGCGGCGGCGGAACTCAACAACAAGCTCATCGGGCGGACGGGGCTCGACGTGGATCGCAAACGCGCGTCTGAGGAACTGGGGTTCTCAGAGAAGGAGCAGTCGTACAGTCTCCGCCAACTCAACCCCGGCGAGTTCTTCGGCTTCGGCCCGGCGCTTTCGATCGAGGTCCAGAAGGTCAAGATCGGGAGCGTGCAGACCACGCACCCCAAAGCAGGAGCGCGCTTGGCGTTCACCCCGCCGCCGCCGACTGCGAAGATCAAGCGGCTGCTCCCGAAGCTCGCAGACCTGCCTGCGGAAGCGGAAAAGGTGACACGCACCGTCGAGGACCTCAAGCGTGATCTTGTGGATGCACGCCGCCAATTAACGCTCTTGCAACACGGGCGGGGAACGGTCACCAAGGAGAAAGTGATCGAGAAACGGGTCGAAGTGTCGGTCGTGAGAGATGCTCAGACTGCACGGATCGAGCGCATGCTAGAGCGCGGAAGGAAGCTGTGGAAGCCGTTAGCCGAACAGCTTGCCTCCTTGGAGACAACGCTGCGTGGTGTCGCGCGACAATCTTTGCGGTCAGTCAACACACCACCGGCGGTTCGCGCCATCGCCACCTCCGAGAAACGCCAGCTTCTTACGCCAAGACAAGCACGCGCGCATGCGGAGGTCATCGCCTCAGCACAAGATGGGCGTCCCGGTCGAGCCGAACGCGCCATGCTCACCGTGCTGGCGCAGTATCCCGAAGGTTGCAATGTTGGAAAACTCGCGCTCCTCGCAGGATACCGCGCGGGTGGTGGCTTTCGGAATCGTATCTCGACCTGTCGCACGAATGGCTGGCTGATTGGTGAGAACACCGGCATTATGCGGATTACTGAGGCAGGACGTGAAGTACTCGGGGAGATCGAGCCGCTCCCCGCTCCTGGCCTCGACCTGCTCACCTATTGGCTCAACAATCGGCGCTTCGGTAAGGCTGAGCGAGCGGCGCTGCAAGCACTTGCGGACCACCGCGAAGGGCTCACCGGCCCGGACCTCGCGGAGGCGGCGGGATACGCCTGGGGTGGGGGGTTCCGCAATCGTATCTCGACGTTGCGCACGGCAGGAGTCATCACCGGCAGGAACAACGACGTGCTTCAGCTTGCAGAGGACCTGCGATGACCGCTCCTTCTCCTGAGATTCGCCTCGTCCAACTCACAATGACCGAGCACGAGGCGATTGTGCTCAAGGTGGTCGCGACGGCAGGGGTGGGGGTGATGGGCTTATTGGAGGATGTCTCTTTGCCAGAGGCGATCTTCGCGGCGCAGCACAATGCGCGGTACTTGGTAGGGACCCCGCTTCTGCATGAGGCATACAACCTGTTGATGCCCAAGCTGAATGCCCTGCGGGGCTTTGAGTCGCCATGATCGTCGTCCGCATCGAGGTTCACTCCGCGCGCACTGGGGAGGTCGAGAAGAAAGGTGTGCTCACCATTGCCAATGATGGGTCCGGCACGCCAACGAACGGCCATTACACTTTCAAGGTGATGAAGCACATCGGACGACCGGGCGTGTGGAAACAGGGGAGCGTGCAAAACTTCCCACGATCGCGCCTTGGGCCGTGGGACCTGCTCTATCGCGCACTACGTGAAGCGGTAGGGAAACGAAATCCATGATCGCCCACGGCGCGGAGATCAACGTGGACAAGCCAGGACAAGTGCTTGTCGTCGCGCGGGACTACGGGGAGTACGAGGAGGCGGAAGAGCGTCCCCTCATTGGTCCGGCCGGACAACTCCACGATGAGGTCGCGAGCTACGGAGGATTCCGAAGAGAGGACCTGAACCTCACCAACGTGGTCCCAGAAACCCGCCCTCCTGGCGATGACTTCAAGCGGCACCGGCCGGAAGATGTCGCCGCCGGACGTGCCGCACTGGATAAGCTCGTCAAGCGCCTCAAGCCCAAGCTCATCATCACGATGGGGAATGAGGCCGCGTATCACTTTGTCCCTGACTGGCCCACAGGTGGGAGAGATATCTTCGGCGCGAAGGGGATCGAGGATCGGCGCGGGTACTTCTGGGAGAGCAAGGTTGGCTGGGTCTACACGATTCTTCATCCAGCAGGCGCCGCGCGGAAGATCGTGCCGGGGTATGAACTCTTGCGGAGAGATTGGGGGCGGGCGAAAGCATGGCTCCAGGGGAAACTCCCCCGCGAGGAGTTCCCCGAGGTGCGCACGCTCTCCTCCTCCACAATCGCGCAGGCGCTTCTCACGAACACCGCTCTTGCGTTCGACATCGAAACACGGTTCGGCGGCAAAGCGTTTTGTTGTGGCTTCACAGGCGATTCGCTTCAACCGTATGTCGCGAAATACGGGCAGGGCTTCCGATGGATGCGGGAAGTGCTCGCGGGACGGAAAGGGCTTCGAGGCGTTGCGCACAACGGTCAGTACGACGTGGACATTCTAGATCGTGATGGCTTCCCGACTGCTCTCTACACCGACGATACCCAGACCGCCTGGGGGAACGGGCTGGAACCGGAGCTTGCCTTCCATGACGAGGAGGACAAGGGACGGCTGACCCGCAAAGGCTTGGCGTCCATCGCGACGATTGGGATCGGAGGGGATCATGGTCTCAATGTGCCCTGGTGGAAGAGTGCTTGGCATCGTCCTGAGTTTCCTGATTGGGTCTCTGGCTATCCTCCTGAAGACAGTGACGATCCCAATGATCTTGCCCTGCTCTACGTCATGGCGGGGCGGGATAGCTATGTGACCCGGCGACGGTGGGATGCGTTGTGGAAAGAAGTCCAGCATCAGCACCGGGAGCCGCAGTACCGCCTCGCCTTCGAGACGAATCTCCGCTGCATCACCATGACGCGCCGAGGCTGGCCGATTGACGAGAAACTGCGCGTGGAGCGGATGCAGACCTTGCACGCCCGCGCGGAGGAAGCCAAGGCCCTCTCCGCGAAGGCCGCGCTCGCGTACATCGAGGAGCATCAGATCGAGGACTTCAAGAAAACGAAGCAATGCGCCTGTTGCAACGGCGCGGGATCACGTTGCTGGCGTTGTGCCGGGCTCCCCGCCATGCCCAAACGCAAGATCGAGTACCTCGGAGCGAAGGCGCGCACAGACGGGACCAGTTTCGTGATCCGTCAGGAACACCTCGATGCGACACGAGTCAGCGATCTCAAGGACTTCCTGCCGCCGTGCCGGACGTGCAGAGGCAACGGTAAGACCTCACGATGGGTCTTCAATCCATTTTCTCGGGATCAGCTCTCCTTGTTGCTCTACCAACATGTCGGCGCTCCGCAGTGGGTGTTCAAGGGGAAGACACATATGGACGAAATGGCTACCATACGATTATTGTTGTGGAGTAGCCAAAATGTCTAGGAGGGTTGCGGTGCGCTATGCCAATTTCTGGTCCTACGTGCAAAAGACTCGCTCGTGTTGGTTATGGCTAGGAGCAGCAGATTTTGCGCACACCACACCGTCAGGGCTCTACAAAAATCAGCATGCTCATCTCTTTGTTTGGCGGCGAGTGCTGCGCCGTACACTGACGCGAAAAAGCAAAGTTCTGCGGGTGTGCGGTGAACCACTCTGTGTTCGCCCATCGCATCTCTGTCTCACAGAATCAGCATACGCTTTTTGGATGCGGGTGGAGAAAACTCGCAAGTGCTGGTGGTGGACTGGCGGTCGTGCCTCGCATGGGTACGGTTCGACAGGTGTGACTGGCAAGCCGGAACGGGCACATCGTGTAGCTTGGTACTTTGCGACAGGGAGAAAAGCAGTTCCCAACGGACTGTTCATCCTGCACAAGTGCGACAATCCTCGGTGCGTGAATCCTAGGCATCTGCGACTAGGCACGCACCAAGAGAACATACGTGAGGCAGTACAACGAGGGAGAATGCACAGCATCCTCACAAGTAAAGACGTTCGTGCGTTGCGAACGCTAAGCCGCCACCTTGCCAAACAGTACGGTGTTTCTACAGTCACACTCGGCGCTGTTATGACGAATAGCAAATACTATTCATGGAAACACGTTCGCTGACGGCTCATGATCTGGGCAGAGGGAGGGGCACGGAAGTGAAGACCAAGAATAAGACTCACTACCTCTATCCCAACAAACCTGTCTGCGAGCACGGAAAGCTTCCACGCACAAAGCAGGCGAAGTACGGAACGACCGATCCTGACGCGGTGACCTGTGTCGCGTGCCGGAAGGTGGGGAAGCTGGGAAAGAGGATGCACGCGTGAGACCCAGAACCTATCACGGGCGCAAGTACAAGGGCGCCATCATCGAGCGGGTCGAGCATCCCAAGACCAAGCGCACGGGAGTCGTTCGGCTCGATAAGGGTGGCATGTGGTTCTTCGCGCGGGAGAATGACACCGATCTCCTCACCGAACCTTTTGCGTCCAAGGATGGCGGCGAGGTGCGAGACTGGCTGCTTAAGCAACTCGCGCACACCACCGCCGAGGATCGACTCGAATGGCTCCCTGCTGTTGAGATCGAGTACGGCAGTGGAGGTACGGATCACCACAGCTATCGGGATGAGACCGAGAAACACACTGCGGGGTTCGACCTCACTATCAGACGGTATTGGATCGCACTCACACGGGATCAGCGCGAGTGGCGTGATTTGCGCTGGGACCAGTGCGACGAGGAGAGTCCGACCTGCGTCCCGGAGAACGAGCGGTATGCGCAGAGTGACAAGTACGGGAAGGGACCAAAGGCTGAGTTAGTCTATGGGGACAAACCGTTCAGCTTCCCATGCTTCAAGGGGCGGGGAGACAAGGTGGTGCTTCCCTATACTCCCGAACTTTGGCACGGCCTGCTCCTTGTGGTTGAACAACTCCGGCAGGCTGAAAAGAGCCTTCAGGAAATGGTAAGCACCAAGCACGGGGTCGCGGGACTCACGGAGATCGGGGCCGGGAAGGTCATGCTCCTGCTCACGCCGTCCACGAAGAAGGGGAATTCGGAGGACAAAACACCTAGAGGGAACCCATGAACCACTGCTTTCGTAAACGTCCGGCCGTGATCGAGGCGTTCCAGATGACGGCAGAGCATCGTGCTAGCAACGTGGATTGGCCAGAATGGCTGCACGCCGCGTGGCAGAAGGGCTTCGAGACGGTGGGCGCACTCTACCCAGTTGCCTCGTCGCTCGTGATCCACACACTCGAAGGCAACTTGATCGTCAGTACTGATGACTGGATTATTCGCGGCGTGCAGGGCGAACTGTACCCGTGCAAGCCTGACATCTTTGTGCTGTCGTACGAGGAGGTGCGCGATGACCCAACATGACTCTAAGACCCACTTCCTCGCGGGGAAGCGTGTGGTGTGCGGGCGCGGCCTGCGTCCCCAGGCGAAACCCGCGAAGCGAGGGACGACGGACGCGGACCAAGTAACGTGTGTCGCGTGCAGGCGTGCGGGGAGGCTCGGGAGGCGGAAGCGATGAACGGGTGGATCGGGGTGGATTTAGACGGTACACTCGCGTACTACAGCGATGCGCAGGACATCACAAACATCGGTCTCCCTGTGCGCACCATGGCCGAGCGCGTGAAGACCTGGCTCGCGGAGGGCCAAGACGTACGAATTGTAACCGCGCGGGTCGCCGTCAAAGGGAAGGAGCGAGCGCGGCAACGCGTCCTCATCCAGCGCTGGTGCAAGCAGTATCTCGGGGAGGTCCTTCCGATCACCGCGAGCAAGGATGTCGAGATGCTCGTGCTGTACGATGACCGCTGTATCCAGGTCGAGACCAACACCGGCAGGCTCATAGGCCAGGAGGAAGCGTGATCTACGTGTTCAGACACCCACCTGTGGTGGAAGAAGTCGTCGCGGACGAAGAGGGAGAGGCGCGGCGGATCGCCTCCTACTACCACGAGGGGTGCCAGCCCGAGGAGTGGGAGTTGGTGGATGTGCGGGGACAGGTGAGCGAGCAACGGCATGGCCAACCGAGCCCGAGGTGAGCGTGGACAAGCACGACATACTCACCTTGCTGGAGGAGAGTCTTCGCGCGCGACCAGAAGTGAAGGATACTGAGCGCGCTACGTACCATCACCTTGAGGAGATCATCGTACATCTCGGGGATGGGACAACGTGCGTTGTCTCGGCGCGCGTGCTAGGATGACCACCACCCTCCGTGACCATCTCGCCTCCCTTCCCGCGCGCAAGCAGTTGGTGCGCGAAGTCCTCACCCCGATCCAGCGCGGGAAGCGGGACCGGACGATCCACGGGATGTTGAACCGGCTTCGTCCCGGCAGCGATGGACGCGTGCATACCAATCTCTCCGTCGCGACCACGAACATGCGCTTGGCCTCTTCAGGAGGAATCACGGAAGAAGCCATGTGCTTAACTGGGGATGCAGAGGTACTCACCCCTACAGGATGGACAAGATTCGATCATCTTAAAGGCCCGACCACTGTTCTGCAATGGTCCCCGGACGATACGCTCTCGTGGTGCCAGGATGCGCCGTTGACCCGAGCGCATTTCACAGGGGAACTCCTTGAGGCGAAATCGTGGTTCCATCAACTAGCGTACACGCCGAGTCACCGTGTCCCATACCGCAACGCCAAAGATAGAGACTGGCGTGAGGATCGTGCCGATACCGTTGCGCACTTCCGTGCTTGTCTGCTTCCGGTAAGCGGACGGTATCAAGGCGGTGTGGCAGAAATCTCCGTCACTGAGGCGAGACTGCTTGCCGCATTTCAGGCCGATGGATCATTCTGTAAGGGCAGCCTCCGCTCGCTGCGCTGGCAATTCAAAAAGCGTCGAAAGGTGCGCCGTCTCAAGCGCTTGTTGAATGAAGCCGGGTGGAAGTGGTGGACGACAAGCGGCGGAGTACCCAAGGGATACACGCGGTTTTATCTCCCGGACGGCGCGCAGTTCATGCTGCGGTGGCTCGGTCGAGAGAAACAATATGGGGCATGGCTGCTTTCGTGGCCGCTCCCTGCGCTTCGTGCGTTTGTTGAAGAGACACAATTCTGGGACGCGACACGTCGCAGCCGCAGTTGGATGTACTTCACCGTGCTCCGTGAGAATGCGGAATGGATAGCGACAACTGCGCATCTAACCGGATACTCAGCAAGCATCCGCGTCTGCGCCAATCGGAATCGTGGGAGCTATGGTGAGCACACTGCGCAACCTCTGTACACTGTGGCCATCAAGCCGCGTAGCGCTCTTTGGTCAGAGGCGAAACACTTCCAACGGTCGGCGCACTGTGGCTTGGTGTACTGTGTGACTACTGAGACCTCATACTTCCTTGTCCGTAGGCACGGACGTATCTGCGTCACCGGAAACACGAATCTCCAGAATCAGGCGAACAAGATCGCCACGATGGACCCGCTCTACGACACGCGCGGGGTGATGTGCGCAGATGAGGGATTCCAATTGGCAAGCCGGGATTACGCTGGTGCGGAGATGTTCTTGTGCTGGGCCTACGCAGGCGACACCGAATGGATCGACCGGATGCTCAAGGGGGAGAGCGCGCACGGCACACACGCGAAAGAAGCTTTCCATCTCTCCTGCAAGGCGAGCGAGGTGAAAACCCTGCACCCCAAGGTGTACGTCACGAGCAAGAACCTAGGGTTCCTCTGCGTGCCCGAACGAACAGAGATTCTCACGTCCACAGGGTGGAAGCGGCATGATGAAATCCGTGTTGGCGAGATGGTGGTTGGATACAACGGCGCAAATCTTGTGTGGGACACCGTCACCAAGGTCTACCATTATCAAAAGGCCCCTGTTGTCCGCGTAGCAAACACACGATTCGCTGTTGAATGCACGCCGAACCATCGCTGGGCCGGAACTCGCTACCACCATGAACGTCGAAACAAGTTTCCCCATGTAGTTACAGCGGCAACCCTCAACTGCATGCGTGATGAGATCATTCGCACAGCGGTTTTCGAGCAGGAGCAGAGTCTCGACATCACGCCGTTGGAGGCGGAATTGCTCGGCTGGTTATGGGGTGACGGTTCAATCCTTCGTGGTAAGTATGTCGGAGCAACAGCACAAGCTGGCGGGAAGCGCGTGAAGTGCGAACTTCGATTGTACCAAGCAAAACCGGCTGGGCTGAAGCGTCTACGCTTCCTGCTCAAGCGGATTCCGCACCATGTTCATCGACAACGGCGATACGGCGGCAGAGAGCGCTCACTAACGACATTCATCCTTCGAGGGGCATACTCCCAACGGCTGTGGGAACGGGTGCGTGGAGACTACCTCACGAAAGAACAGATCGTTTTAGCGATGACTCGTATTCAGCGCAATCGCTTGCTCAAGGGTTTCCACGGAGCGGAAGGCTGGCTCTCAAAAGGAAAGCAGGTCTGTTCACAGAACGAGGGAGAAACGTTAGATGCTATCAAGCTCGCCATCTTTCTCTCTGGGCACTATCCCAGCGAATCCGCTGGAGTAGTCTCGCCATATACAGGAGTTAGGAACCGCAACGTGCGGTGGGGGAAGCCGTGGGTCACGGCACAAAAGCTGAAGGTCACAGCGCGCAGATCGCAAGCGGTTTGGTGCCCGCGCACCACAACAGGCTTTTGGGTCATGCGTCAGGGTCGAACGATCACGCTTACAGGAAACTCGATCTACTCCGGGTCCGCCCGCACGGCGATGGTGACCTTCAACAAGGACTACGCGATCCATGGCCAGCGGACCACGGAGAAAGAAGTGCAGCACTTCCAAGATGTGCTCTACAGCCTCCATCCTCTGAAGACGTGGTGGCAGGAGGTCGCGCAGGCCATCACCGACAATCGCGGGATCGTGCAGAACTGTTTCGGATACTGCCGCCCGCTCCGTGATCCTGATGAGCACAATCGGTTGAAGGATGCGCTTGCCTTCTTCCCCTCCAGCACCGTCGCGTGGTTGATGAACCAGGCGATCATTATGGTGCATGACGAGCTTGATCGACAAGGCGAGATCGAGTTGTTCCACCAGAACCATGATGAACTCGATTGGCAAGCTCTTCCCCAATACCTCCCGGAGTCTCTGCGCTTCACCAAGCGTGTGATGGAAGCGCCCTTCGTGGTGCGCGGGCGGCGGTTGCACATCCCGACCGAGGCCAAGATCGGGACGGTGGGGGGTGCGTGGGGCTCCATGTCCACATGGAAGGAGTGACGCACCAGGCGCTTCCGGCATGCCCGATGATCTCTATACGACCGACGAACTCCTCAAAGAGCGGATCGCGTATCGGTGGGTGTTGGACAACCTCCTGCCGGTGGGGGCGAAGCTCTTGTTTCATGGGCGCGAGGGTTTGGGGAAGAGTGTGACCGCGCTCGGGCTCGCACTCGCGGTGTTGGAGGAGAGCCATCTCTTCGGGACGTGGCAAGCACATCCGCGTCGGAGCGTGCTCTATATCCAAGCCGACCTCCCCAAGATTCTCCATCGGGACCGGATTGACCGCTTGTGCAAGCTGTGGCCGTGGGTGCGCGGGCTCCCGCTCTATCACTACTGCCCGCCCTTCTTTGATGTGATGCGCTTGGACGACGACGATGCACTCACGGGGCAGTTGCGGGACACGAATCCGTGCTTGGTCATTTGGGACGTGTTGCGTGCGGTCGAGCACCTGCGGGAGGAGGAGCATGTGCCGGGGATCGTGTACGGTCAGATGCAGCACCTCTTCCCGGAGAGCGCGCACGTCATTGTCCACCACGATAAGAAAGTGACGGAGGCGAGCGCACAAGGTCTCCTCGATCCGCGTGAAGCCTTCTCGGGGATGAAGGGATGGATCAACTTGGTCATTTCCGCGTGGCACCTGGAGGAGAACGGGAAGTACTTGCGCTTGTCCACGACCAAGAACAACTGCGGGATCAAGCCGCAGCCGATTGTGCTGCAACAGGACGAGAAAACCCTCCTCCCCTTCTGCAAGCAGAACATCCTGGGGGAGGCGATTACGCGCTGGCGGATGCTGCATCGCTGTAATCCTCGGAAGCTCACGCCGGGGGAGCGAGAGCGGTTGAAACGGTACCTGCACGCGGGAATGATCGCGTCAACGGGGACGGTGGAGCGTCTCGTGGAGGGACTATGAACGCACAAGAACAAGCGGTGTTAGGGGCGAAGATAGAGCGAGCGTTGCAGCAGGCGGGCTTGGCCATCGAGCGCGCCAAATTCGTTGGAGGAAACCTTCGTGGATGGGAGCCGATCCCTGGTCCTGCCCTGGTCGCGCGATGGCTGATGCTGGGCTGGCGGGTGGTTGAGGTCCCGAGAATGGGGGAGTTATGAGTTGGTGGATATATCTCGAAGATGCGGAAGAGCATGCGTCTCTCCCCATGTCGGTGGGTGCGGATGCGGAAAGCGTGGACGCGGGCGCTGCGGGAGGCCCAGCGGCGGGTGAGCCCATGACTCCCGAACAGATTGACGCCCTGCCTGCGGGGCGGGAACTGGATGCGCTGGTACATGAGTATATATTCGACACCTGTCGATGCCCGCATGACAGCTCATGGCTTACGGACTCGACGAAAGGGTCCTCTGTCTTCATCGACGATGACGGCAAAACATGGCGCTGTGTGACCCACAAAAAGCGCATCTTTCAGGCCAGCGAAGTGAAGCCCTACAGCACCGACATCGCCGCCGCGTGGGAGGTGGTGGAGAAGGTGCGAGGTGAGCGGTGGGAGATGCGGTGGGTCGGCAAGAAAACCATTGATGTTCAGGGTCTGGCGGAGGACGAATACGGTCTCGCTTTTCGCGGGAACCTTACCGCCTCGTGGGCAGGGACCGCCCCGCTCGCTATCTGTAGGGCTGCTCTAAAAGCCATACTCTCCACGGCTCTCCCCATTGCAGGGGGGAAACCCTAACTTCCATGCGTGCCACATTGCCGAGTCTCCTGCTCGCTGGGTCCGCATTGCTCGTGCTTCTACGGGTATGCGGGGTTGGGGCACGTCCCGAATCAGTGCTGCGCGTGTGGTGCCAAGCGACCGCATCACACGAGTCCATCGCTGCCGGGACCAACACTCCCCGCTTCAGCACCCTCGAAGCGGGAGACCTTACGGGAGAAGCTGGCGCGAACAATCAGGGCCTCAAGGCCGCAGTGAAGAAACGTCTTGGTGCTCTCGGGGAGAGCTTTGGGTGTCGAGGGCGGCCAGACAACGGTCGATATCCGAGGTCACGGAATACACCATCAACAAGAGCTTCAAGCCGTTCTCGTCGTGTGAGGAGACGGTTGCGCCCTAATCCATGCGCGACGTGCCATTCGCTGTGGTGTTTTCCGCAGAGCCAGGTGACCCTTAATGGCTTGGCGTAGTCATCGTGGTGAGCGACACTTTCAACAGAGCCACATACCTTGCACGGCTTTTGGACAAGCGCTCCCTGTTTGAGAGCCTCGCGCACAATACGGTGGCAGGCAGTAGCGGTTCGCGATTGCATAACCATCAGTTTCATCGGCGTCCAAAGAGCGGGATGCGAAGTTGTAGGATAGAGACTTGGACCCCCAAGCCGCAACTGACTGGTCCAGACAGTGTCGCGACACAAGCAGGACCGGCGGTAACAGCAAGCGTGGGAGAGAACACGGATGGGGGTCTGAGAAGGGCTAGTGCACTGTCCCTTTCTGAGGACAGTCTTGCTCGGATGCCCTCCAGAGACACGATCTCCTGCTGAAGGGTAGCTTTCTCCGCCTCACAGGTCGATCGCTGCTCCTGCGCCACGTCAAGCAACGCCTGGCACGCTGTAGCCTCTCCTTGCGCGGCTTCGGTGCTGCGGCGCTCCCCGGCCAGGAGGTCTCGCACCGGCTGGGCTAGGTCCGCCTCGACCACGGCCCCTCGAAGTGTGGTCAGCGCTAACTCCGCCTCCACCCGCCCTCGTCTGGCGTGAACCAACTGCGCCTGGAACCGCTGGGAGTCCTGGGCTAGCTGAAGTGCGTGGACACGGAGCGCGGAAAGCGTGGCCTGCCAACGCAGAGAGTCAGCGGCGTGCAGAGCCAGAACAGCCTTGGTTGAATCGACTTGGGCATTCAAATCCCGCACGCGCTCGACCCACGCCCCGCGTTGCTGTGCCGTCCACACCAAGCCAGCGAGGAGGGTGGCGCCGACGAGACTGAGCAAGACCTGTTTCGTGGAGATCATGGGACCTCGCGAGCACGTAGGGGTTGTGACACCGCCTCCCACACCTCTGCATACACCCGCCCGGTCGAGTCCCGGCGGCACACGAGCGTGAGCGGGCCTTTTCCTTGGACAAGGACCACGGTGGGTTGACGGCGGAGTTCGTGGGTGGCGAGGTAAAACCCCCAGGAGCCAACTGCCCACATGATCCCGGAGACGAAGACCCAAGTGATGAGTGTGCGCGTGCGGGGCGCGAGGGTCATGAGGGGAACCGCAGCACCCAGCGGACCAGGCGATCTGCGACCTTGACCTGGCGTGTGAGGCTGCACACGCCATCCCCGTTGAACGACCCATCGTTGTTGCTGTTCCCTTCGAGGGTCTTGACCGCGCCAAGGGGGAGCACCTCTCGCACGATGGCGACATGTCCGAAGCCGGTCTGCTTCGCGATACAGAGGAGATCGCCGGGTTGAGGACCATCTCCCGCGATCACCTTCTGCTCGATCCCCCAGCGGACGATCCCGTCCACCCCTGAGACCTCCGGGGTGCGTGGGAGAGGCCACAAGACCCCCACCGCGAGCCTTCCCATGGTGTTCGCGAAGGTCGCGCACCAAGGGGCTTTCTTCAGCCCGAGGGGGTACTCGCGATAGTCCCCTCCACTGTGCAACCAGTTACAGAAGGTGGGAAGCGGACCTTCATTCGTCCCTTCTTCCTTCACCCCCACGAACTCTTGGGCAGTGGAAAGATAGGCCGCAACCGCCTGTTCCTGATTCATGGTGTTGCAGGAGGCTCAGGAGGCCGCTGACCCTTGAGTGCGTTCACCACGTCCGCGATGAACGCTGGCAGGGCCTTGGCGTAGGTGAGCAATAACTGTTTCGAGGCCACCCAACCACAGAAACCCGCCACGACGAGGGATGCTTGCCACGGGAAGCCCAGTCGGGGGAGTAAGAACGCGCCGAGGAACCCAAGGGTGCCTGCGATAGTTTGGAGGTAGATACCCCACCGCTTGCGCTGGGGAATCTGCTCCAGCGGGCGCATGACGTTCTGGGTCTTGGTGAGGTCCATTAGCGTTCTCCCTGTCGGTGTCGATCTTGGAGTTCGGCACGCGCCCGTTCCCACTGGTCATGTCCCGCCACCAACTTGTTGGTCTCCCGTATCAGTTCGTGGGTCTCTCGCGTGCTGTCGGCGAGTTGCCGAAGCGCCTCCCGTAAGAAGGTGATCCCATCCCCCTTCCCGTTCTTCAACGTCTGCCACAACTTGGCCCCGCCGTAGAGCAACCACACCCCCGCCGCCAGATTCGCCGGAAGCCCGAGCCCGCCCATGATCTCGTTCACAGGAGACCCGCCACGAATGCCCAGAGCCCATCCCCCAGGACCGCTCCCAGCGTCGCGAACACGATGTCCCCGATATCCCCGCCCTCCCAGTGATAGGGAGCACGCCATGGCTGCTCGACATTGCCGACCTCTTCTCGAAAGGCCGAGAGGAAGGTCACACAGAGCACCGGCCCCCACCAGGCGAAGCTCGTGATCCCGAGGCCCCACAAGAGGACGCGCACGGCGCCGTACAGCACCAGCCCGCCTACCGCGTGGGTGAACGGGTGGTTCTCGGCATACCAGGGTGTCCCGCCAAACCACCATACACGATCAGGAAAGGTCATGGTTGCTCCGGGGTAGGGGTTACCGCACGCTCTCGGCGGCGCAGGCCGCGCTGAAATTGGACCGAGGGTTGATAGGGACGATACGGCCGGAGCCCAAGGACTTGGCCGGTCAGGTCCACAGACAGCCCCGCGCTCCGTAACAAACGTTGGATATCGTGTTGAGGCACGCCGAGCGTCTGCGCGGCTTGGGCTGCTTGTCCTGCCTCTTGAATTAACTGTTGGCGCCGGGCTTCAGTGTGCGCGCGAGCCTCACCCACGTTACTCGTATCCCCGGTCATTTCCGCCTCGCTCAAGGCGCGGAGGGTAAGTGCCTGAGCATCCCCGAGGTTCCGCTGGAGATGGCTCATCTTGTAGAAGAGGGCGCGACGCGCATCCACACCAAGCACCCGCATCCCCGTGAACATCGCGGCGGTCTCGGTGACGGGATCGTACACCTGTCCCGCCACGGTGGGCTCTCCGGTGATGCCCTTCGCGATCCGGCGGAGCGAGGAGACCGTGCCTGGCTCCATCGCGTCGTACACATGCTCCGCGATCTTCCAGCCTTTCTCCTCGGCGCTATCCTGGGGATTCCAGAGTTGCCGTCCATCCTTGGTCTGGTTGCGGGCGATATCAAGGAGCTTCCCCGCGAGAATCTCCTCGGAGAGGAACGGACTCAACAACTCCACCGTGGCCTCCGCGAGTTTGGTCTCCCAATCCTCCCCGCGCACCAAGGCCATGAGCGGGGTGCGAAGATAGGAATACGGGTCCGTGTACGAGAGGTCAATCACCCGAGGATTCCCGTCCGGGCTGTTGTTCAGGAAGAGCAGGTTCGAGTTCTCGGACCACGGCGGGAGAAACTCGCGCACCGCCTTGTCCTTGTCCTTGCCGACGCCCGCAATGTACCGTGAGGCGAACGTGGTCGCGGGAATCGCGGCTGTTGCGGTGATGAGCCCGGCCAGTCGTCGCGCGCCAATCGCTCTGACCTTGGGATTGGCGCTCGCAAGCTCCTCCCCGGTGAGGGCTAACGTGTGCCATCCTGTCCGAAACACCTCGGCCGGGAAGGAGACAAACGGCCCGATAAAGGGGATGCGTCGAAGGAGCTTCGCCGCGCGCGGAGTCATGGAATAGGTTGGGTAGGTATTCCGCACGATCCCCGCAACCTTGGCTTTCAGCGAAGGAAGTGGGGTGTTTGGTTCGGCGGCGCGGTAGCGCGCGAGTTCGTTCTCGTAGGCGTACACCTTCCAGGCCGCGTCCTCCGCGTGGTAGACCTCGGCGGCGAACTTGACTCCTGCGCGTCCCGCGCGTTCAAGACGGCTCTTGGTCATCGCCTCCAGGGAAGTCTTCGAGGCGTCACGGAGCACGTCACGCAATTCTCCCGCCTGCACGCTCTCATGCACGACCCCAAGCTCCTGCAACTCCCGGTAGTATGCACGGTACTCCGCGTCCTTCGTCCAGCGCAGGGAAGCCGCAACCGCCTTCACCGCTTTGGGCGCCTTGAACACGTCCCAGTGCCCGTTCGCGAGCGCAAACCCGCTGTTCCCGAGCACGTTGCGAACATGCGTCATCACCGAGCCTACCGTCTTCCCGAACTTGCTCGCGCCATTCGCCGCCATGTACGCGCGGAACCACGCGCCGTGGATCGGCTCGCCCATCGCGTCCCGGAACGCCTGCGCAATCTCCGGGGAGGTGTGAAGACCATTCAATGACTCAAGGGCCTTGGTCCCCTCCGCCGCGAACTTGATGTGATACCCCTCAGTTGGCTTCTCGAAGAAGAACTTACCCAGCCCCTCCGCGCGCACGGTTTCGAGGAAGCGATGGTTCTCCAGCAACCCCGCCATCTTCGCCACCGAGCGGGTGTAGTTGACACGCGGGTCCTTGTACTCCCCCCACAACTCCCGAATCTCGACCGGGATGTCCTGCTTGTGCTTCAGGATCGAGAGGTCTTTGCTCCCGAGCTTGCCCTTCGCGACCAGGGCGATGGGGCTGTCCTCGGTGTAGAGCAGTTCTTCGATGAGCCCGGTGATCTCTGCCTCGGTTCGATCCGGGTACTCCTGACGCAGCAGGGCCTTCGCCTTGTTCCGCACTTGCACTGAGACCTTCTTCGCCCACGCGGGATCATCGTATTTCCGATACGAGCGGGTGAGATAGACCCCCATGTTCGCGTCGATCGTCTCAGCGAGTGGACCTTCCGCGACCCCTTCGTCGATGAAGCGCGCGGACAAGGCATCGAGTTCCTCACGCATTCGCTGCACGACCGGACGTATGGCTTCGGGAAGCGTGGTTGCTGGTGCTTGACCATGCAACACCTCGTTGACCGCCGCGAAATCCGCATCCGAGAGGCGTGAGGTTCCATACGCCTCCTTCGCCGCGCGGCGGAAATCACTGTTCGTGTACGCGACCTGCTGCATGAGCGAGTTGATCTTCCCATCCCGCTCGATCTTCGCGAGGAAGACCGGGTCGGGGAGATCACCCTTGGACGTGAAGTTCCGCTTGAGGAAGTGTTTCAAGCCTTCCTTGAGCATCCCAACATCCACCGCTCCACGTTCTCCGGCAGGCTCGGGGAGTTCACCTGGCTCGACTCCAGGCGGAGGACGACGGCCGGGGGGAGGAGCTTCCCCACCAACGGTGAGCGCTTCTCCCTGGTCGATCTGCTCCCGAGCGAGCCGGATGAGTTCCTCGGCGCGATCACGGGGAGGTGCTGGGAGTTCACGCGGGAGCGCGGTCTGAGTCTGCTCCGGGACCGTCATCAACTCCTGGCGCGGGGTCAAGGTTGTAGTGGGTTCGGCGACAAGACCCTGCATCTCCCCAACAACAGGAGAACGCTCGATGTTTAATGGCGCTTTGGTGCCAGGGACCGCGATGGGAAGCGCACCCCCGGGCTGACCGAGGGTTCCACGGACCATTTGGAATTGCGGCCCTTGCACTGTCTGTGATGGCCCAAGGAGTTTCGGCCCCGGCGTGATCGGTGAGGCGACACGCTCCCCACCGACAGGGAAGGTGACTGGAGCTTCCCTCCCCCCGAGGGGTTCCGTGAGCACACCCGGCGCGCGAGTCTCGGCCAGGAGACGAGGATGCGGCTCGATCGCGGCTTGGGCGCGTCCGGGAAGATCACGAATTGCCGCCTCTTCCCCTACCGTTGTCACATGCGCTTGGGCAAGGCGTTCGTTCGCGCGCTGAAGCAAGGGATCGGTTACAGTGCTCCTTTCGCGAGGAGCCTCACGCGGAATCACCCGCTCCCCCTCTGGCCCGGTCACAATCCGATTCGGAGGCTCACGCACCCCACGCCGCTCGAAGGTCGGCACGTCCATCCCCTGTAGTGTCCGGCGCGCGCGCACCTCGGTGTCAGTGAGAATCCGTCCGACCGCAGGTAGACCGCTCGGCTTCGGCGCGCGAGGGACCGGGAGGAGGAACGGTGCGACCATGCCCGCAAGCTCCCCGCCCGCTTCCGCGCGCTCGACCCCGGTTACTGGGGGTTGCGCGGGTTGAAGTGGATGGCTCTCGGCAGGGGTCACACCATACTTCTCCGCGAGCATCCCCCGCACCCGCTTGCCCTCCGGCCCTGGGGCGGTGAAACGTGCAGCCGCCTGAATCGGAGCCTTGATGAGCCCGCCAGCCAGCCTCGCCGTCACTCCGGGGAGTTCACGCGCTGGGGCCGTCGCGATCTCCTTGTAGGCGATGAAGGGCGCGGTCGCGATCCCCGCAATGGTTCGACCAGCGCCTCGTAGTGCCGCACTCGCAAGCTCTCCCACGCGTGTGGGTCTCGGGAGTGTGACCGGCTCCCCACGCTCGATCGCTTGCTGCTCCTCTGCGGCTTGAAACTCTGGAATCCGCTCCGAGTAGTACCGCCTGTCCGGTCCCTGGCGAATCTCGTATCCCTGCGCGCGTTCCCCCTCCACGGTCTTCGGCCATGTCGGGTGTTGACGCCCCTTGAGGAGCAAGCCGGTAGTAGGCACCCGGCTCGGCCAATGCCCGGTCTCGTCAGGGGTGAGTCCAGCAGCCTGTGCGCTTTCAAGGTCGTAGCCACCGCTCTCAGGATTGAAAGTGCGCGCCAGGCGCTTGTTGGCCCGAGCGAGGAGGTCATCCTCCCCGCCCTGCAATCGCGCAGTCGCCCGCGCGAGGAGATCATCTTGCTGGAATGGCATTACGGCTGCTTCACCCGGTACTGCTGGGCCACGAACGCGCGGGCGTCTTGCGCAGAGAGTCCCTCCTCCTGCTTGAGCACGATCATGGTATCGAACTGTGCTTGGGAGACCTCGGTCTTGGTCGAGGCAGCCGTCGTCGGAGGCGGAGTCTGTCCCGCTCCCACGGTCACTGGAGCCCCAGGCGCCGCCGCCCCCGGCCCCCGATTCATCCCAGCGGTGTACTGCTGCACGATCTGACCTAACCGCGCCATCTCTCCCTCCTTCTGTGCAGGCACCGTCCCGCTTACAACCGCTCGTGCCATGCGGTCGAGGGCATCGAAGGACGCCGGCGCGGTGGGGTCGTTCGGGTTCTTCAACGCCCCATACTCATCATAGTAGTATTCCTGCAACGCGGAGAACGCCTGATTCCAGGTCGGCTTCCCCTTCTCCGCCCCCGTGCGCTGATCGAGCAATCCTGCGCCTTGCGCTTGGGCGCGCGCGCGGGCCTCGACAGCGGAGATGGGCTCCCGTTCCGCCGACGCTTCCGCACCAATATCCGCGAGTCGCTGGGCGCGCTCTTCGGGGGTGAGAGCTTCCCGAGCGCGTCCGGTCACAATCTCTTCTCGTGAAGGCGCTGTCCCCAACCGCTTAGCAACGATATCGGCATACTGTTGTTGCTTCTCCTCGGTGGTCAGCGCCTCTCGTTCCCGTCCCGCCAGCACTTCAGGGCGTGAAGGGGTCTCCGCTTGCCGTGTCGCGATCGTCTCCGCCATCCGTGCCTGTCGCGCTTCCCGAGGGCGCTGCACAACCCCTTGCGGTGTCACGACCGGACGGTCCTCCGGGAGCATGACCTCGCGATCCCCCACACGCAACGGCACACCCTCTGGTGTGCGTACCGGCTCCCGGGGCGGGGGGATGAAGGTGATCGGGACCTCGGTCTCCTCCGCGCGTCCGATACGTTGGAGACTTCCTGGCGCGATCTCGGCTCCTGGTTGCTGCAAGTACTCCGGGAGGTCGATCGCGCCCGGCTCGGCAAGTTGGGCGGTGCGCAAGTCCGCGCGTGGCGGGGTCTGCGCGGCCTCAAGGAGTTTCCGGCGCTCCTCGGACTCCCGGCGTCCGGCCAGCATGCGCCCGATATTGAGCAGCCCTTGTCCAAGCGCCTGCGCGCCGTACGCGCGTCCGTACCCGTATCCACCGTTTGCCATGCATCCTCCCTAGGACCTCGGTCGAAACGCCGCCAGCGCTCCGAGGATCGTCTGCATCTGGTCGAGCTTGTGGCGTCGTTGCCGCTCTTCCTCTTGCCGCTTTCGCTCTCGCTCCAACGCTTCCAGTTCCCGTTCCCGCGCTTTCCCCTCCTGTGCCGCGCCATACACATTCGCGGCGGTCCCGGCTAATCCCGTGATGACCTCCGGGTCGCTCAGGATTCTTCCGATCGTGGGAAGGAACCCTCCCTTCTCCGCTTGCGCCGCTGTGCTCCCAGGTACCGGCGGGGGTGTACCCACCGCGAACGGTGTTGGCCTCGCAGTCGGCATCGGCGACATGTTCGGGAGCGCGGAGGAGGTTTGAGTTTGCCCGCCGCGTCCGCCAATCGCGACGTTCCATCCCCCGGTCCCTCGACCACCACCGGTGAGTGGTTGGTACTGCATATCCGTCGTCGGGACCCATCCAGCTTGCGGAGCTTGGCCGAGCATTCGCCGCCGCCGTTCTTCTTCGGTCTGGAAAAGGCGCTCGATGCCCCACATGGGGTCTTGTCCGTCTCCGTATGGCATACGTACGCTCCTTCGTGCTCGCTAGTACTGGTTCGGCGGTGGGACCACGATCCCGCCACCACCCGGCAGCCCGGAGATCGGTGTTCCGGTCGCATCACCTTGGTTCATGTACCTGTCCCACAACTCCAGCATCGCCTCGAAGCGCTCTTGATCTGTTTGCGCTTGCTGGAGCGTGAAGTCCATCTCCGCCTGGAATTGGTCCTGCTGCTGTTGGAGTTGCTGCCCCCGGAACGTCAAGTCCGCGTACCGATACGCATCTTCTTGTCTGAGCCCAAGCTCCTGCAACCGATTGGCCTCAAGACGGAAGCGGCCGTCCTGCTCCAGTGCGGCGTATCGATACGCGCTCTCCTGGCTGATCCCCAGTTGTTCGAGGTCCAGCGCGCGCGTGCGAAGCTGATTCTCTTGTTCCAAGCTCGCCTGCCGAAACGCCTGGTCCGCCTCCATCCCTTGTGCCTGCAACGCGAGCGCGCGTTCCCGCAAGCCCGCATCCAGCGCAAACTGGGCATCACGCTGCTGAAGTGTCGCGGTGAACTGCGCGTCGTCTTGCAACCTCGTCGCGACCTGCTCCGAGTACGTCTGTGCGAACTGCTGCTGCTGCGTCAGGAAGGTCCGTTCGTTCAGCCCATACGACCGCGCGAACTCACTCTCACGCTGCGCCATCTGGTCCGAGGCCAAGCGAATCTCCATCTGCATCTGCTCACGGGTCAAGGTCTCCGCCGCCAGGTCCCGCGCTTGTTGGAGATCGAGACTCCGACCTTGCAGCGCATATTCCTGTTGAAGCTGCTGCGCCCGCTGATCCACCTCCTGCTGCTGAATCCCAATCTGCGAGAGTTGGATGTCCACCGTCGCCCGATCCCGCGCCTCTTGCAGATCGAGGGTCCTTCCCTCTGTCTGTGCCTGCTGCTGCAACTGCTGCGCGCGAAGATTCACCTCCGCCTGGAACTGTGCGTCCTGCTGGCTCAACGTCTGTCCGAACTGCTCCGCTTGCTGCTGGAGCCGCTCGACCTCCAATCCAAGCTCCTGTTCCGCGATCCCGAAGTTCGCGCTGAACTCCGTGCGGCGCTGCGTGAGCGTTTCCTCCGCGAGCGCCTGTTCCGCCAGGTTTCGCGCCTCCTCGATATCGAGGCTTCGGCCTTGAAGTTGGTACTGCTGTTGAATCTGGGTCGCGCGGAGGTTGATGTCTTGCTGGGACAATCCCATCGAGCGCGCGAACTGGCTCTCCTGCTGCGCGAGTTCTTCCCGCGCGAGACCCGTTGTCGAGGCGAGACGCTCCCGCTCCAGTTGGCGCGCGGCTTCGGCCTGCGCGGTCTCGAAGTCGATCTGCCGCCCGAACTGCGACTCCTGATTCTGAATCTCCGTAGCTCGCTGGCGAAGCTCCTCGGTCGAAATCCCGAGGTTCGCGAGGGCCTGGAATCGTTCGAGTTCCGTGCGATAACGCTCCAGTCCTTGGGTCTCCCCGAATTGAGCGGTACGAAGCCCTTGTTCCCCAGCCGCTTGCCGGTCCATGGTCTCGGCGGAGGCCAGCATCTCTAGCCACCGCGCTTCATCCTCCCCACGCGCCCGCTGTAACTCCCCCGCGAGGCGCCTTCTCGACTCCTGCTCGATCGTGCTCCCGATCAGCCCACGCGATTGCAGCAGTTCTTCCCCGCCTGCAATCGCCGCTTCTTCCCCCACACGCAACCGTTCCTCACTCACCCCTCGCTGGGCCTGGGCGAGTGGGGAGAGATACCGATTCGGGGTCTGGAGCCAATCCCGCGAGAACTGAGTGAGATCGGTACTCAGTCCCGCCAGGTCCGGTGGGGGCGGTGGGGGAGGTGGCGGGGGCGGCGGCATCGTCGCGCCCGAGGGGAACGTCGGCGCGGGCGGAGACGGTGCTTCTTCCTCTGCCAACGTCCCTTGCGCTGGGGTGGTTTCTCCCTGTGCGCCGAGGTCCGCTGCGGCGGCGGCTTCCTCCTCACGGCGGCGGCGTTCTTCCTCATCATCGACAAGACCCTGATCGTACTGTAGGCTTGTGCCCATGTCTCCCTCGCCGCTAGAAGTTCACGTCCAACTGGCGCTTGAGGCCGCTGAACGTGAAGCTGACATTCGCTGTACTTGCATAGACCGTCACGATCGCGTTCTCAGGGAGATAGAGCATCTCCGTGACCCATGCCTCGTTCGCCGCGAGAGCGTCGCCGTATACAATGTAGTGTTTTGCGGCCAGCGCCGCCGCGTCCAGTCGGAGCGCGATACGAAACGTGGGGGTAGCCGCGCCTTGCTCCGCCACGAAAATTCGTCCCTCATAGGTGTACCCCGCCGGGACCGTGAGCAGTGTGGTCTCTGTGGTCGCGAGCGGATTAACCTGGGCATCGCTCACGGGTCGCGCCGTGCTGAACTGCGAGACCTGCAAACCCCCACGCGCCGGAGGAAAGGTCATACCGGCTCCCGGAGCAATTCCGCGCTCACGCCCAACACCGCGACCCGGACATCATCCTCGGTCGTGAGAACCACTTGCGGTTCATCCCCATCCGCCTTGACCATCGCCTTCTTCCGCTTGGGCTGGTCGAACGTTGTCGCGGGCATGGCCAGGGTTTGAGTGGGGAAGCCCGCCCCATTCGCGCGCACGCTGACGGTGACCTCGGAGGCATTGTCTTGAATCGAGGCAATGTGAATCACGCGTGTCCGCTTCCGGTGTCGCACGCTTCCTTGCAAGAACGGTCTCGTCACCACCTGCATCTCGACCACGACCCCGCCGGTCCCTGTACTGGTCACGTCGTCGTTGTCCCCCCAGCCCTGGTGCTTCCGCACAAACCCATCATACCCAACCGAGTGGACCGCGCTCCCACGCTCATCATCCTCCGCGATGAACAAGGAGGCACCGACCTCCTCCGTGATCGCGCTGCTCAGATACCCCTCCGCGTCCTCCTCAGTGGGGAGACCATCACTCGCATCCGCCCCGAACTCCGCGTACCCGTCCTCATCGACATCAAGCCGGACCCCGCTCACAGCGTCTTCTTGGAGATACCCCTCCGCGTCCGCAGCGGCATCATCAAAAAGAATCTCATCCGGGGGCGCAGTGGTCGCTTGAGGTTCATCGACCTCGTGCGCGCCCAACCAATCTCTTCCACGTTGCAAGAGATTAATCACCACGATCCGATCATTACGAACGCCGGTTGTGGAGAGCGCGACGTGATATTCTTGGGTTACCGCATCATAGCACGCACTCGCCAACCCCGGTGTCTCCTCAATTGCCGGTCGATTGAGCGTCTCGAAGAAGGTCTGGAGACCTGGGCTCGTGAGTAGGCGAATCCCGCTGCCGGTCGCGTAGTACTCGATCCCGCGTTTGGAGAGCCAGCAAATCGCGTTCTCCCCGACCCCCACAATGGTTCGGAACGCAATGCATCCCACCGAACGCGAGAAGCCTTCAGCGCCCTGCGCGAGGAGCAAGGTTTGCTCCCCGTACCCGTCGATGTATGAGGTCGAGTTCGCATCGAACACGAGGAGGTGTGCGCCAAGCTGATACAGCCCGGTCGGGACATCTGAACCATCGTGCGTGTTGATCTGGACGGTGGTCCCATAGGGCGTCGCGACCACCGCTGGGTTCGCGATCTGGCTTCCCTTGACCTCCACCCCGCTGTGTCCTGCGTACCACAAGCGCCCGTGGAAGACCGCGAGGAACTTGACCCCCGAGGGCGCGTTAGGGTTCGTGTCCCACGTCGTGCCGTCCCAGCGCTTGACGGTCGTGTCGCCATTCGCCGCGTAGAGATAGTTGACCGCGCCCACTCGCATGATCGCGAGACTGTAGTAATCCTCACGCAGCCCGGTGTCGATTTGGGTCCAGTTGGCCCCGCCATCCGTGCTGTAGTGCGCCTCATCATTGATGAAGACGACGATTTGTTTCTGTCCCGCTGCGGTGATGAACTCGATCCCGCCATACCCAATCCCGTCTGTCACGAGCGCCGCTGCGTGCAAGCGTTCAGAGCCCGGGCGTCGCCGGACAGTCCCATCCGGCTGAATCCGCCCGTTGATGATCTCCCGCGCGACATTGCTCGGATACCGTGTCGCCGCGAGGTCATCGAGCATCCCGCGCGAGAAGTCCGTGGTCAGTTCACTCTTGAGCTTGGCCATCTAACGCTTCCCTCGATTCATGGTGCCCATCGCAATGTGCCCAACGGTTGAGAGTGCTTGGGGCACCCACCAGTAGCCCTTCCCCGCATCTCGAAGCTTACTCCCCAAGTATGCCTGCCCTGCCGCCTCCACCCCCAGCGCCGCATACGTCGGCCCTCGCCCGGCGTTCACGATCGGGCGCATGATCGGGTTCCCCTCGAAGCCTCCACGACCTTTGAGGGCGAACGTGGTCTCCGCGTCGTAGATAGCGGACGCCGCTTGCGGAATCGCCATCAACGCGACCGGCACCTTGCTCGGACGCTTCCCTTGCGGCACGGGCACACGCGGAGGTGCCTGCGCCGGCCGGACTTCCGCGAAGCGAGGCGGGAGGTAGGGAATCGGCCCTGTCACCCGAGGAACTCCACTAGGAGGCCGGACTGCGTAATCGTATCAGCCCCGTTCGCGCATTCTCCTGTGAGCTTCAGCGTGACAGCCCCAGAGAGAGTCTCTGCCGCCGTTCCCACAGCGGCCAGAGGTGCCGCAGCGCTACCGACTGGAAGCATACCATTGTCCGTAATTCCACCCGCAGCAAGACTCTGAGCGGTAGCACCCGTACGAATCACGAGGATGGTGACGTACCACGCAACGGCCATCGCCACCGCCGCACCGCTCAGCGTGATCGACGAGGCACCAAAGTAAAACTTGAGTGTCTTGCCACCGGCCACTCCTGTGATCGTTCCCCAAGCTGTCACACGAAGTAACTGTCCATTAACGCCTAGAACCGCTGCGGGGACGGCATACGAAATCAGATTGTCCTCGCCAGTCCCGCTAGTGCTAACGGGTGTCGTATCCGTCGTCAGCCGTCCGCTTCCCCACTCAGGAGCGTTCCCTGCACTGTTTACACGCAGTGTTTGGTATGGTGTCCCAATCACCAGTGGGTCCAGTCGCCGCACGCTTGTCACCCCACCAGCGACCGCGTAGAGCAAGTCCCCTGCGGTGAGCGCCGCACTGTACGGCTTCCCATCCTTGTCCACCACGAACTTGCGATCTGCGTTGGTCGGGCCGTTCCAGATTTCGCAGAGCGTGTCATTGGACGCGCTCCGCGCCGTCTGATGCCCGAGGATGTGCGGGCGGTTCGCCACCGCACTCTGGTGAATCGCTTTGAGACCGCGTAAAAGTGCCATAAGTCTCTCTTTCCTATCCTCGGTACTTGAAGCGGTACAACCGGCGTGCGCGGGCGATAGCGTACCCAGCAGGCTCTCCACCACTTCCACCAAGCTGGAACAAGAGCGTAGAACTCAGTGCGCCTGTCACAAGAACCACTCCAGTTCCATCGAGGGACAGAGGGAGGTCTTGTTGCACGGCTCCACCTGTAATCACCCCACCGTCTGCGACGAGCGAAAGAGGGAGGACCTGTGCCAGACTTCCAGCGATCAGCACATCCCCATCAGCGGTGACGCCGACCACCACCGTACTCGCGAGACTGCCCTGGACAAGAACAACGCCATCAGCAGAGAGTGTCAGTGCAAGCGCCTGCGAGAGATCACCAACAACCCCTGCGTCCGTTACTGCCCCAGTGGCGGAGAGGCTAAGCGGAACCTCTTGGCTCAACACCCCTTGCGCGGGGATCGTCCCGGCCGCGGACAGGCTCAACGCCAGGGCAGTATTGAGCGTGCCCTGCACAAGCACGGCGCCGGCGGCGGAGAGCGCAATGGCCACCGCCTTGCTCAACTCGCCCGCAATCGCCGCCACCGGCGGCTTGAACGAGACGCCGAAGAACCCATAGAATCCCTGAGCGGGCGCCGCGCAGGTCATGGCATCGGCCGTCGTGCTCGCAGAGACGTTATCCTTCCGCGCGGTCTGGAAGGCGCTGTCGGTGCCGCCCGCATCATCATCCTCGGTGCCGATCGTCCAGCCCGCCGAGGTCATGGCGAAGGCGGCGTTGTCGGTCGAGCACCCGAACTGCACGACCATCCGCTCAGCACCCGAGACCGTGACGGCGGCGCAGGCTTGGTTGGCGATGGTGCGGGCAATGCTCATCGCGACCGCATCCCAGGGGTCGCCGGTGGCGATGCAGCCGCGAATGACGTAGGCCCGGCCGTTGAAGCACGTATCGTTCCCCGTATCCCAGCCCGTACCGCGCGTCAGGGTAACAGTGGTGCCCGCGCCTGTCGCCCGCTTCCAGAAACACGCCAGCCACCCATTGCGCGGAGACGCGGCAGGCTGGGGAATTTGCGTACTGAGGAGCGTCCACCCAGACGGGGTGGGGATTTGCGCCGCGTCTGGCGTTGTGGTGTTGGGTGCCCAGATGATGGCCGTGACCACCAGGATGTCATCCGCCTGGTGGGTGGGAATCGCGATCGACGGCACCCCGGTCGTGACGCCGGTCGCCGTCGCACCTTGGGCTTGGAGATTCGGCGCGGCCACTTAGGGGAGGCTGAAGCTAAAGGTGTTGATCGTCACCGCCTGTGCCGCGACGATCGTGGTGTTGTCAAGTGAGAGATCGCCTGAGCCTTGGCCCACCGTCCCCTCGATCCGTTCATCCGTGGCCCCGCTCGCACCCCTCGTATCCCCGGATTGCTTCACGCGGAAGTGCGCGGCGACCCCACCGGCGTCCGCTGAGGCATCTGACCACGTACCCGCTTTCGCCATCGCCTTGGCGGCCGCCGCGCCGAACGCATCCGCTGGCAGCGTGATCGAGGCAAGCAGCGTGCCAGCATCCGCCTCATCGGGACCAGGGGCGGCCCCGCTGCGAATCTCCAACACCCCGGCGTCGAAGTTGAAGCCCGCACCGGAGTTGCCGAAACCGTTGAGACTGGCATTCGCGAACGCTGTGCTAAAGGCTAAGGCCATGTTACCTCCCTACTCTTCCGGTGATTGGCGGCAACTTCGCCCCGATCGCCTTCTGTCGCTCCGCTCGCGCAATGGTCTCACGCTCTCCGGGGCTCAGAAGCGCGCCAAGCTGGCCTTTGCGTTCGAGGACCGCTGCGTAGAGCAAGCCCAGCCGCGACTGGCCACGCGCTTCCCACGCTGCCCACATCGTGTCGAGGGCGACGAGGGATTGCGCCTCGGCAACCGCCGCGCATCGCTGTGCCGCCGTCATTCCTGCGTACGCTGGAAGGGCAGTGCTCTCAATGTTCTCAATGCGCCCTGTCACCACAGGCGGTGAGGGTCGGAACAACTGCGTGAGCCATCTCATTTGAGCACCACCTCCACTTCCCGCGCGGCGGCTTCCGCTGACCCGCTCACCAACTTGACGAACGGTGCCGCTGAAACCGCGTCGGCTTCCGCGCCGTTCAAGCCGATAAAGCGTGAGACCCCAACCGCGACGCTCACCTGATTATTGTCCGAGTCGTACACCGCTGCATACGTCCCATCGTATACCTCTGATGCGGTGAAGGTGATCGTGGTCCCGGTGAACGCCGAAGGAATGCGCATCCCTACGACCATGCGCCCGCGCAGAGGGATCGCGTTGGAGGTCTGCCCGTTGATCGCGATGGTCGCCGTCCGAATGCTTTCTCTGAGTTGCATGGATTATCTCCTCTAGTACCGTTGCCGCCGACGCCTGCTTAGCGCGCTGCTCCCGCCGAAGACTGCCACTTGATTCGAGTACTCACCATCGCTGAGCCCACCAACGACTTTGACACGATACGCGTACCGATGCCCAGCGGTGAACGGCCCTACATCGTTATAAGATTCCGCTCCGCCGTCCCCGGTCGTGGCGATCTCCGCGAAGGCATCCCCGGCGGTCAAGTCCGCGCGCTCGATCGAGTAGTCCGTGTTCCCCGTCGCAATGTCCGTCCATGTCAGGTCCACCGAACCGCCTGCGCCCGCCGCCGCCGCGAGATCGGTCGGGGCACCTGCGACCTCCTCCCCCAACTCGTACAACCCGATCGCGCCGAATTGATCCAGCGTCCCACTCTGGAAGGGCAACCCCAACGAGGGTTGCACACTCCCGAAGTTGAGCGCGTCGAGGCGCTTGGCGGCGGTATCAATCGCCATTAGGCCCCGGTCCCGACCTCACCACGGTCCACGATGGTCCCGTTGTCACTCACGACCGCCTCATGGTCCTTGGTGGTCGCGTTGTCCGCGTACAGCGCGTACTCGGTGGCGCTCTGGGTGTGCCGGTTCCGCCACGCCTTGTACAGGTAGTCGATCTTGGTCACGACATCCGGGTTGACCGGCGGGGCACCTTGGCTGGGTTCGGCCCGTGCGTCATCGAGAAGCGCCAAGATGGCCGCGATCTCCGTATCGAGGTACCCACTAATGGTGACCAGTGTCGCCGGAAGCGTGGTGCCGGTATCCGTCAGAATCGCCGCGAGATCGCCCGATCCACTTGCCTGCGTGAGGTCATCAATCGCCACCACGCGCTGATTGATCGAGTCGGCGGTGGGACCACCCGGAATCGCGGTATTGAGCGCCGTGTCCACTTCCGCGTTCACGTCCGTCTTCTGTGTGGCCGAGAGACCAATGTCCTCCGTCGCGACGATGTGCGCCGGGACCCGCTTGGCATCCCGGAAGAACTTGACGACCGAATCGGCACCCAGCGCGATGTCCAGGGCGACGTAGGGCACGACATCGTAGGTCGCGCCTGCGGTGTACGTCTTGACGTAACCCGCATTCCCCACACTCGTCCCGCTCACCACCTCGAAGTAGTAGCCCACCTTGGGTGCGGTCGCTGGTGCCCCCGAGAGGCGAAGGTTCGTCGTGGTCTGTCCCGTCGCCGAGCCCACCGGATCGGTGAGAATGCAGCCTTGAGGGTCGAGCGCCGATTCGTGACCCTCCGTGACGACGTTGAGACTCGTGTCTTCCCACTCTTCCGTCGCCGTCTGGTCCACCACCTCCACGAAGCCCTGCTTGCAAGACATCTCGGCTGCGGTCAAGGCGACATAGGCCCGTTTCCCGAAGAAGGCGAACAGGCCCGCCGTGTTGGCGATCTGGTTGGCCGCGAGGGTATAGGTCCCCGTGGTCCCGGCATCCACCGTCGCGCAGTCGAGGTTGACGGTCGGCGAGTCAATGTCGATCACCGCATCATCCGTCCATGTCCCGCTTACGCTCTTGACGAACATGAAGCCCGCCGCCGTCCCGGCGCCCACCGTCCCCGAGCAGATCACCACGAACATCACGGTTGCCTGTCCATCACCCGCGTCGGCCTCGTGGATCACATCGCCCGGCTGGGGCTCGGCGTCCATGCTGTCGAAGCCCAGGATAAACGCCGTGGGGTTGGTCGAAACCATGGCGTCGGTGAAGAGTTTCACGTCCCCCGCCGCAATCGTCGGGATGGCCGCGAGGTAGGTCTGGGCCCCCGCGTCAATCAGCGGGAGATCGAAGAGGGCGTCGGCCCCGTACGCACGTCGGTATTCCATGTGTGCTCCTTACGCCAGTCCTCGACCGATGCCTCGGCCAATCCCTCGGGGTTGTGTGCGGAGATCAGAGCCGGTGTTGCCCCCAGCGGCGGCGGGACTCAGCGCCGCCACGCACTGGCCGATGACCCCCGAGGGATCCCAGGTAATCCCGGCGCTGTACGTGCCCGCCGCCACCGCATCAGCGGTCGAGAGGTACATGGAGCACTGATTGGTCTGGATGACCGCCTCCACGCGCTCCACGGCGGTGTAGTCTGAGGTGTCGGGGACGGCGGTGGTCACCACGCCGGAATGGAAGCCCACAACAATGATGTCGTCCGCTCCCGTGGGGGTGATTTCGTTGGTCGTGACGGTCTGGCCGGAGCCGGGCGCATGGGTTTCCACGTCGGAGGCCGCCCCGGCGGCCAGTCCGGTATGCTCCCAGACAATCAGTCCGATGCCCTCGGGGGAGTTGGCGCCATCGGCCAACGTGGCCACCACGGAGTAGGTCCCCGCTGCGGGCAGGTTGGCTTCGTCGATGCGCCAGACGGACAACCGCCGCCGGGTGGTCTCCACTACGAGGTCACTGGCGGTCGGGACCAGGCGCGTCATGGCGACGCCATTGAAGGTCACCCCGCCGCCGTGCGTCCAACCGTCCGCAAAAGCGTCCTCGGTGCCGACCGCCGCGAACACCTTCCGGTTCGGGCCCCCCGACAGCACGAAGGCGCTGTCGGTGATTGAGGTCACCCCACCGGCTGACGTGACGCGGGCACTGCCGACGACGTAGGTCATTGCACCCACACCTTCAGGTCGTCGTGGTCCACGTTGAACGTCCCGGTGATGTCGTTGGCGAGTTCAGGGAACTGCAAATACGCGATGCGGTACGTGGTGTTCCCGTAGGGAAGGGCATCCACGTCCGCCGCCGAACACCACTCCTTGCTACCACCGGAGGGCGTGACCCCAATCGTCGCAGAGGACACGTCACAGATTTTTGTGCCGTTGACCCACGCGGCGGCACGACCATCCCGGCTTGAGGGCGAGCCGTCGCTCGTGTTGTTGCGGATCAGAATCTTGGCGCGATGCCAGTTGGCATCGTTCAAGTCGCCTGGATGGGGGTCTACGGGTTGTTCCCCGATCTCCTGACCTTCTCCCACGCCGCCCGGATTGAAATGGAAGGCTCCGCCAGTGATGCCGAGCTGGATGCGGTCGCTCGTGGAATACCACAACTCGATGAACTTGCCACCGACGTTCCCGTAGAAGTTCCCGGCGTCGGGGAACCGAACCCAGACTTCCACAACGAGGCTGTTGGCAACAGCGTTGAACGTCCCGAGGTACCCGTTGATCCACGGCGACTGCCAGATGTGCCGCATGGTCGAGGCGCTGTACTGGTTCCGCATGGCCAACCCGGACCCACCGCGTCCCGTAATCAGCGACTTCCCGGTGGACGAGTTGGCCCACGCCGTCAGCGCCCCGGAGCCGAAGAAGTTGCCGTAGTGATTGGCGGTCTGCGCGACCAAGGCGATGTCGTTGCCGTTGTCGGTATAGGTGTTGAACGAATCGAAGAGGTACAACCCACCCCCATTCAGGTCACCGGGGGCGAAGTCCGCGATGAGGATTTCGGTAGCGGGGGCGGTCGGTTCGTCTGCCCCGAACTTGGGCTCCACGATGAACGCATCCACGAGCGTCACCCCGGCGACACTGACATCCACCGTCACGTCCCGGGTCACGCCCGCGGGCACCGTGGCGGTGATCTGCACCGAGGAGTCGAACGTCGGACTTGTCACGGTCTGCCCGTCAACCAACACCGCCTGACCGGCGGTGAACCCCGTCCCGTTGATGACGATGGTCTGGCCGATGGTCGCCCGAGGTTCGGTGACATCGGTGACCGTGACCCCACCGCCACCACCGCCGCCAGCCACTGCTGTTGGCGGACGGCTCCCGACGATCTTCCCTGTCCGTCCCCCGCGTCCAGCCACACGTCGACTCAGGGCCCGGATCGGCTCCGGGACCAACAACCCCGAGGGACGACGGGCGAAGTGCATCAGTAATGCCCTCCCACCCGGCGAACCTTCCTGAATTGCCTCGGCTGGCGCGTCGGGCGCGCGAAGTCCTGCGCTTCCAACCGCGCTCGCTTAAGCGCCCGATCGATCTTGGCCTCCATCTCCCGGCCTCCGGGGAGCCAGTTCTCCTCCATCGCGGCATCCGCGCCTTCCGCGACGATCAGCGCACGCACCTCCAAGGGGAAGTCGATGGTGACCACCGAGGTCCAGGCGGCATGCGCTGTATGGTATTCGAGGTAGAGCGTGGTGGGCGGGGTAGCTCCGCGTGTCAACCAGAGTTCATCCCCTTTGAAGTAGTACCCGCTTCCGCGCAGGGTGCCTTGGCGAATGTCTACCTGCTGCCCCCACGGATCACCGTTGGCCTCACGAAGGGCTGAGACCCGTTCGTCCCCCGCCGCGCGCAGGAAGTCCGAGGGGAGGGCCGTGTACTGCCCCCCGTTCGCTGCATCCGTCCCCGACCACGAGAGCGCGGACGAGCGGGTGTGCCAGCCCCGATAGCCCTGCTTGAGCAAGTACCGTTGGGCTTTGCGACACCCGCGCGTGAGGTACTGGTACGCAATGTCATCCTCGCTCTCCCCGAGTTCGGTGAGCGCGGCATCATCGGGATTCGTCCCGACCAAGCGGTACCAGGCATCCTTGACCTTTTCTACTGAGTCGAGGTCCATCGTCCTCCGTTAATGCTCAGGCGTCTGCTCCGCGAAGACCTTGGCTTCCCGCAGACGCCGTTGCGCTTCACGCGCTTGCTCCTTCTTCCCTCGAACCTTGGTCCCGTTCGCTAACTCCCACCACCCCGCGCCGAGTTCTTTCGGTTCGATGAACGGGGCGGCATCGCTTGTGGCAGGTGCTGCACTCTCCACAGGGGGCGTCGTCCCCTTCCCTGCCTTCCCCGGCTTCCCCGACGCGAGCAGCGTGCGCAGGGCCTCGGGGGAGTCCACGCCCATGTCTACCAGGGCCTCCGCGAGTTGGCCTTCCATCGCCTTGACCTTCTGGCGCTTCATCTCGCGCTGAATCTCTTCCTCGGTGGGCGGGGCGTAGTCCACCATCGTGTTGTTCCCGTTCCCCTGATCCTCCATGAAGAACAAGCGTTTCCGCGTCCAGCGCTCCGGCTTGTTCTTGGGGTACAGGGGCTCGGCGGTCATGGGGTTCTTGGCGTAGTCACGCTCCTCCACGATCTCGCCGTCTGCCTGCTTGACCTTCCGCATTTTCGGGACGCCCTTGACGCGCGGGGTCTCCAGATAGAACAACTGCTTCCCGTCCGGGGTCATCCCGGCGGGCACGGACCCAGCGGGCGGCAGGTTCTCGCTCACCGACCACTTCTTGATCCTGGCCAGCATCCTCGACATAGCGTTATCGCTCCTTGCGCGGCTTCGCAGCGGCGCGTGGGGTTCCCTTCTTCAGCAGGTCGATCCCGACCCGCACGAAGGGAATCTTGAATCGGCTGCGGCGCTGATCGCTGGCCATCTTCGCGCCAGCCTCGCGGGCCGCAGCGTGAGCTTGTTCGATCTTGGCGCGTTCGTCAGCATCCCCCTGACGCATCGCCTGTTCCGGTGAGTGCGTCTTGGTCCGCCCGCTCCACATATTCCCGCGCTCCAAGAAGCGGACGACGCCTGTTGCCCCAAGTTGTTCGATGGGGAGCGCCCGCATGGGGGGTTCTTGCAATCCGTACGTCCCTGGAATCAGCTTCCCCACCTCCGGGTTGGGTTCGTGCAACCACACATCCTCCGTGGGCGGTGATGCGACACGCCCTTCTTGGGACAATTTCAGGCGTTTGTCATCCGCCCGTAGCGTGAGGCACACCACCCAAGTCCCACGGAGAATGCGTTGGTTGGCAAACATGGTCGGGCGGAACGCCAAGGTCGCGTGCCGCCCCCACTGCCGCGCGTACTCCTCCACCGCGTCGGCAACTTCGACCGGGGGGCTGGGCAAGCCCCCCCGAGCAATGCGAACGTGCTGCACGAGCGCCATGCTTAGGCGTCCGGACGCCCGGTAGCACCGCTGGCACCACCGCCACCCGATTCAGCTTCGGTGTAATTGCCGGCGACGAGTACGCCAGAGGCAATCGCAAAGAGCGCCGTGCTCCACAGACTGCCTGCGAAGTAGTTACCACAGACGAAACCCGTCGAGCCTGTGGAGTCGATGTCTAGGAACTGCGTCGGTAGGGTATCATCCGCCGCCGTGAAGATATTTCCGTAGATCGCGTAGTCGTGCGTGGCCCCGTTTTCGAGGATGCAGTCCGTCGTGATCTTCTGGAACACGCAATCCTTGACCACCAGTTTGTGCCCAGGATCGCCGCCGGAATACGAGACGCTGATGCCGATTGCGGCGTCGGCGATCACGCAATCCTCAAACCGCACGTCCACGAACTGACTGCTGGCGGGCACGCTCATCAGCACGGCTTGATCGTTCCCACCGATCTTGCAACCGCGCACCTCGACCCGACGGATCTGGCCGGTCATCTCCAGTCCCGACCCGCCAGTGCGACCTTCCAAGTTCAGGTTGTAGAGTCCGCAATCCGCCAGTTGGGCCGCTGCCCCGCTCAGAGTGAGTGCGGTCGCCGTTCCCGCTGCGACACCCGTGATCCGCACACTACCACGCGGACCAGCACCCACGAGCGTCAGGCGCGACGTGGAGACGGTGACGTCCTCGTCATACTCGGTGGGCGCAATGAAGATCATGTCCCCGGCCGCCGCCGCATCCACGGCCGCTTGGACGGTTTGAAGGGGATGGTCGAAGCTATCACCTCGTCCGAAGGCGCCTGTATGCGCACCGTTCACGAACCACTGACTGCCTAAACCGGGGAGAACAATACCACTCCCGTTTAGCGGGACCCCGAACGCGATCAACGGTTCGACGCGAATGCGTGCAGCTTTCCGTGTGGTCATGGCAGTGTGCTCCTTGGGCTCAGGGTGCTCTTTCCCGTCAACGCCCCGATTGAAGGTCCCGATACCCCATGGCATCGGGTAGTCCATACGTCCCTGCGTACTGCTGGGAGCGGGGTCGAAGCCCCGCCCCCACTACTGCCCTACCAACCCTATAAGTTAGCAAGTGCCTGCTAATAATTTGGCACCGGTTCAAAGTCCGCGTCGGTCACGTCCGTCGTGATCCCTGTCAGCGCACCATTCGCTCCCCGGTGCGTGCAGAAGAAGTTCATGTACTCCCCGACGTACGCTTCCTTCCCATCGAAGTCCGCGATCCGGCTCCACTGCGAGCCATCCTCGGCCTTGAAATCTGCTTCCCCACCGAGGGTCACGCGGTACAGGGACGGCGTGTGCAGGGTCATGCACACATTGTGGTAGAAGAAGCCGTCCGCCTTGATGGGGATGCCGTTCACGGTGAGACCCGTCCAGCCACCCGTGAGCGTCCCACCCAACTGCGTCTGCTGCTGGAAGCCGATCAAGCTCCGCGCGAGTTGCGCCCGTGCGGAGGGGAAGGTGATAACCACATCGCTGCCCGGCGTCACCTCGAAGCCGCGCTTCTGGCCAAGCTGCAACCAGTGCTCAGTGAGTTCGAGGTGGTCGAAGGTCACCGAATCCTTACGGAACGGCTTCCACCGGGGGTTCGTGGTCTCGGAGATGTTGAACACCGTGGTCGAACCTGCACTCGGGTCCACGATCGTGCCGAGCCCGTTCGGGCCGAGGTTGCGCTCGGCCTCGAAGTAATCCGTGCTGATGTTGTTCGTGGTGCAGGCGTAGATCAGGTCACCCGCCGCGAGGATGTCGCCGGGCTCCCAGGTCGTCGCCGAGTCCACCGTGATCGCCCGCGTGGTGTGATTGATCGGGGTCGCGGTGCTGATCTTGGCCGCGCCGTCAATGGCGGCGGTCGCGGTAATGTCCCACCAGGCGATCGGCATGCCCTCGATCAGGTTGATGGTGGGGTTGGTCCCAACGTTCCCGTACCCGTCCTTGATAACAAACGCGGTGGAGGAGGTACGGCTCTCCACAGTCCCGATGAGCGTCGAGGACGCCCCAATCGCGTGTCGAATCTCCATGTTCTTCCACGATTCCCACAGGAGATCGACGATGCGCGTCCCCAAGTTCTCGAACGCGCCCGGCCCGCTAGCTCGCAACTCGACCAGATTGTCCAACGCGATCCGGCGGTACCGGCGAATCGGGGTGATCTTGCCCTGCACGGCATCCAACCCGACATGGTCGGGCAGGTTACCGCTGGAGGCCATCCCGCCGCCGATCGTGTTCAGATCAGTGGCGAACACCATGTTCTGCCCTTCCATGTGGTACTGGCCCGCACCGGCCTCTTGGAAGAGCATGGCGGCGGCAGATTCCCGCCGCACGTTCTTCTGCACCTGACCGACGAAGATGTCGTGCGTCAGCCCAGTGAGTTCGGATATGAGTTCAGCCGTTGTGGCCTGGCTACCGAGCGCCATGTATGGCTCCCTGCTGGTTTGCTATCCCAGCGTGTATGGTCATGGTTGGCCTCCGAAGCGCTGACGGGCGATACGTGCCCCTGCTTCTCGGGCGATCCGTTTGGCTTCGTGTCCGGTGGCCGGAGGCTGGGTCGGCTCGGGCGTCGCGGCAGGCGCAACAGGGCGTGAGGTGGCAGCGACTCCCGCCAATGGATTGGGGGGCGCCACGGCGCGCTTCTCCGCTTGCTCCTTCAAGTAGCGAGCCACAGCGGCATCCTCGATCGCCTTCTTGTCCTGTACGGCTTTGGCGGCAGCGTCGGCTGCGGCCTTGGTTTGATTGGTTTGCTCCTGCGACAAGCGTGCGAGGACTTCCCGCACGGTTGTCTTCGCCATCAAGCGCGATTGCAGGTAGGGGACGAACGCCTTGTGCATTGACTCGTAATCGACAGCTTCCGCAATTAGTCCGAGGGCCAGTTCCGCGTCGAAAGCGCGAGCGGCATCTTGGAACCACTGTGCAAACTGCGGGAGATCGCGGACAGCAGGTAACAGCCAATCCGCCGTACGATCATACGCTGTGCGCTCCCAGTCCTGCGCGATCCGTTGGGCTTCTTGCGCCTCGTCTTCCGTGATACGCTCGGTGAGCTTGGTCTTCGCGGCTTTCTGGAAGTCGGTCTGCGCACCGAGCCAGTAATTCAGCGCGGCTTTCTCCCCAACCGTTTCCTTGATCCGGGTGTACTCTTCCAGCGCGGCCTGATACGCTGGTGTACCCTCCCACTCGTTGCGTGCGGTCTCCACCGTCTCCCGCTCGATGACTTGACGACGGAGCGTGCGATTCTCCTCTTCAAGCTGTTGCAGGCGTGACTGAGACCGCTCCACATCCTGGCGCCGGTAGTACGTCCCGTTGAGCAACGAGCGAACGAACTCCTCCTCCCGCTGGCTCTCGACCGTGATCGTGTCCAGCTTCCGGCCTCCCAACGCGGGATGGTGCGGGTCGATCTCGATCTTCCGCAATGGCTCGACCGGCGTGCGCAAGGCGTCTGGGACAGGAGTCACAGGCGCCCCTGGAGTGACCGGAGAGGCTTCAGCACCCGTCACAGGGGGTGGAGAGACAGCCAGAGACGCTGGGGGCACCTCGGGCGTCACCGGAGGCGTGCCAGGAGGCGTCGGTGTCTCCCTCACCAACGCGGCCTTCAAGCGTTCTCCCGCTGCTTGCTGGGCCTCTCGTTTGCTGAGCAGCTTTGGCTCGGCGGGAGAGGTGACAGGCGCCGCTGGAATGGTCTCGGGAGCAGGGGCAGGAGGCGTGCTTACAGGCGCCGCCGCTGGTGTCACGGGAGCAGCCGTGGGAACTACTGTGGGTTCTGTGATGGCCGGAGTGGGCATCACTGCCGGAGCCGGAGCAGCAACGACTGGGGGAGCCGTCATACCATACCTCCTTGGACGCGGCCGGTGGCGGCGTCAGGTCGTGCGCGGGCAGTCCCAAGGCGATCGGGCCGGTTCGTCCGGCCGGGACCGAGGCTGTCGGCGCGTGGGGCAGGACCTTGGGGTGTCGCCTGCGTCGGCATCACTCCGGCCTGCATGGCTTGCCATTCGTAGAAGAGCCCCTCACGACGGATCGCCGGGAGTCGGGCAAGCGGGTCAGCGGTTTCGTCCTGTGCGATTTCAGAGAGAGTATCGAGGTGCGCTTGGAGATCATCGTCCCGCAAACGTGGGTACTTGGTTTCGATCACCCCGAAGATGTAGAACGCCGCTTGCTGCACGTCCTTGTCCATCAGGTTCACGCCCTGTACAGGGGGAATCCCTTGCTCCGGCACTCCCTGTACGCGGACCTGTTGGGCAAGGGTATGAATGGCCGAGGCCACCGTGCGCGCCCGGCGCCGCTGCACCGCCTTTGGATCGGTCGTGTTATCGAAGAGGGTGATATCCGGGTACTGTTGTTTCGCTTCATCCGTTGTGAGGAAGACCTTGCCGTCCGCGCCCTTGAGCTTCATCAACTCCAGCACTTCCTGAGCGCGTAGCTCAGGACTCGGGCCGAACGCGTTCACGAGCTTGTACCGTGGGGGGCGCTCGGAAAGCTGTGCGTTGCTGATGTAGGGCTCCACGAGATGTGCGTACTGACTCCCCGTGATGTCGATGAGCCACGGCACGTTGCCATAGGTCTTCATCTGCTTCCAGCACCGCCCCATGAAATCGCACGCAGATTCCCGGAAGCGCTGGTTCACCGGGCCGTGAATCGAACTGTCCGCTTGCTGCATGACCACCAGCGCGCGGTACGGAGTGCGAGAGCCGGGAGCCTCCCCGCGCGAGGCGGCGTTGTATCCTCCGATGGTGTAGAGCGCTCGGCGCTTCTCATCACACTCGCGCGTAAGCCCGGCGAGGACGGCCTGCGGCCACTCCATGACACGCGGGCGCCACGTCCCCACCGTGGGCTCCACCTCGATGTAGTTGTACCCACCGATATCAAGCATGTCATCGGCGAGCGCGCCGCCTGGTCCGACAATCGGCGCCTCTTTCATCTTGATGAGGTGCTCCCAGCGGTTCGAGAGCGCGATGTTCAAATCGAGTTGGATCGGATCGAGGTCTTCCACCCACGGTTTGCCGAGGACATCATCACCCCGGTGATGCGAGTAGAAGAGGCTCCACGAGAAGTCGCCTGCGGGCAGCGGGAGATCATGCACCACGATCCCGTCCCCGCGCGGGCTCCCTCGGCCGCGCCGCAAGTCCACATCCCCCGGAATCCCCACAATCTGCAAGCGGCCTTCGGGGTACTCAGCGGTGACGCCGGGAAGTATCTCCTGGCAGAGCACCACCATCATCTCGTCCGCGCTCTCGGCATAGCCACGGCGGATGTCCACGACCGCGCTCCCATGAATCCCAATGTCGCCCAGACGCCAGTCCTGCGCGATGCGCTGGAAGAGCGCGGCGGAAGGAATCTTGGTGGTGCCCTGGAGATTTTTCACCCCGTGGATGTGCCCGAACTTCTCGCGGAAGATGCTGGCAGGAACGAGGCGCCCGTAGGTACACCAATGAATCGAGCCACGGCGCGCCGCGCTGTCGAAGACGGTGTCAAAGGGGTTCCCCACAAAACAATCAATCATGCCGGGAGCAAGACCAGGGACCGTGCCTTCCCCATAGGCCACCGCTTCATAGGCATCCGCCTGCCCTTCCCGCCACCACCCATGCACGGGGCAGAAGCCTGCGGGCATCGCGAGATACATGGCCTCGGCGAAGAGCGCGTTGAACCGTTGCTGCTCGGCTAGATAGTTCGCCCAGATCGCGTCCACCATCGCGGTGTCTCGCGCCCGGCGGTCGGGGGAGGACTCCGCGAAGTAACGAAGGGGCATGGTGGTGTGATGCGCGACGGCGTTGTCGATGATGGGACGGAGCAAGTTCTCGGACTTGCGGAACTCGGCGACGAAGCGGGGAATCTCAATCTGCGTGCCGTTCCAAATATCCGCGTACTGGAAGTCGCCGGAGCCGTCGATGTGGAGGAGAAGTTTCTCAGAGAGGAGGTCATGCTGGCGGCGGGAGGCGAGTCCTGCTGTATGCCGCTCGATGATGCGCTTGGTGGTCGCGGGATTGGACACGACACCCAGCGCGTCCGCTTGGTTCTGCTCTGGCAGCGGAGCGATCGGGACCTGCTCGCGGATCACACCAACTGCTGTCGCCATACCCTCCACCAACGAAGAATGCCCGGCCACGCATCGAGCGATGCGCAACCGGGCTGATGTGGTTCAGGCTCCGGGACTGCCCCGAGAGACAGTCTATGTTACTGTCGCAACAGTAGATGCTTAGGGTTTGCGCGTCAAGGTTGTGGGCCGTCCGTAATGCGTGATGCGCACTTGGCGTCCACGCTGCGGCACCCCTGCTTTAAGGTCTATCTCCAAGGTACCGCTGATCTTAGCATCCACACAGGCCAGGAGATGCAGGATCGCCTCCTGCACGTTGGGATCACTGTGGTAGAACCGCAGTCGCTCGTCTGGAGCGTGGAGCGGCAGACTCACCACCAGCCTCGGTACTCACACAGCCACCACCACAGGCGCTTGATCCAGGAAGCTTCGAGACGGCGCAGGCGTGGCTCCACGATCAACTTGTGATACTCCGCGATCGACATAGCGGTCTTGTGCCCGAGCGTCTCGTTCTGCTGCTGGATCATGTGCTCCATGCGCCCGATACGCACGGTCTTCTGCCTCACAGATTGCTGTCTCATGTCGGTTGCTCCTGTACGACAGGTACGTCCTCGTCCTCGCTCTTCAAGCTCGCTGCGATCGCCGCCCACGGCTCCCCGCGCGCGCGGCGGCGGTAGGCGGTGTCACGCATCTGCTTGCGGAAGGCGGGGAACGCGAACCCGTTGATGTACTCCATGATCTCGCGCGGCATGGGCTCGACAGGTGGACGTTGCTCACGCGGGACTTCGTGGAGACCATGTTCCGTACGATCCATTCGCGTGAGGTGCTCGGTCAGCTTGTCGTTCTGCGCACGGAGCCGGTCGCGCTCGACACACACCTCTTCGTAGACTCGACGCCCAACCCACGGCCAGTTCATCGCCGCCTCGCCTTCTCCCGTTTCCGTTCACGCAACAGCGCGTTCACCGCGCGGTCAAACTGCCGGTTCCGCTTCTGTTCCTGCTTCTCGTGGCGTTCGAGCAGGTGCTCCAACCCGCGATCGTAGGACTTGGAGACGGAGGGTTCATTCACGGTCTGGTTGAGCGGAGACCGTCTGCGCACCCAGTTCCCATAGGCGCATGCATCCCCCTTGTCAGGAGAATGTCCCAAGCGTCCGCGAAGATCGTCCTTGCTCTCCACCACGATCCTGTTGTTGGGTGTGCCGAAAGTGGGCGCGCACAGGTCCTTCCATAAACTCTGGTCGGGCGGGAGCGCAATCCGTCCCAGGCGCAGGTCTTCCCGGAGCCTCCACCACACCTGATCCCGCAGGCACCCGTACCGTTCCGCCTCCACCACCTTGGGACCGATCGGCTTCAGTCTCCCTTCGACCGGGCGCGTCTCGCTCCAGAGCATCTCAGTATCGAGCGCGGGTGTGGCTTTCTGCCCCCCAGAGATCGTACGCACCTTCAAACCCAAGCGCTTCAGTTCATTCACCGCGCTGGCCCCCACCCCGACCGCGTCGATCCCGACGTAACGTGGGTCCACAGGATTGAGCGGGTCCGTGACCTCGCGGAAGAGCTTCTCTCCAACCTCCGAGGCGTCGCGCACGGCGAAGGAGACAACCTCCGTACAACACGCCCCCTGCCACCGCGCGATCGCAGCCTTGTCGCCGGTCGGGGAGTCTGCCACGTCCGCGCCCAGCGCAAGAGGTCCTGCGCGGTATTGAGGATCAGCGTACTTCTGCGCGGCGGCTTCGCACCATTCCCAGCGGATCAGGGCTTCTTCCGCTTCCTTGGGGCAGACACCGCGAATCTGAGAGAGGTAGAGGCGGGAGGTCGGTGGGGAGAACTCCTCCATCCGTTCCTGCAACCGCTCCCGCCCGATCGCGGCAGGAACCACGTCGCGTCCCGTCACGATGTTCGGGTAGTCGAGCGCGGAGATGCGTACATGCACGACCTGCTTGCGTTCACAGAATCGGTGGAGCGTGTCGTGCTGGTTGTTCGGGTTGCCAAGCGCCAAGTGCAGGTTGTGGTCAGCAGTGCGAGTGTGGTCGAAAGAGGAGATGATCGCTTGGTGAATGCTCTGCGTCTCCTCCGAGACGATGAGCATGTGCTCCGCGTGGAAGCCCTTCGCGCGTCCCGCGATCTCCTCGTCGGCGCCGACACCACACACGAACGCGAACGCCGCCCACTTCTCCCGTCCCTCAGCCTGCGGCACCATACGAATGGTCCCGCTCCCTGAGAGCATCTCCGCCTGGGGGAAGAGTCGATGGAACTGCGGCCACAACCCTCCAAGTTCCTTCCACAACTGCTTGAGAAGTTGATCCTCTTTCGGTGCGACAGTGGGGACCAGGGCGTTCTCGAAGCAGGCGAGGAACCACAGGACGAGGCACGCCGCGAGGAAGGTCTTGCCGGTTCCCGTGGCCGATTCCACCCCGCAGCTTTTCCAATCCGCGATGGCCTGGCAAATCGTGACCATCGGGTCCTTGTGCGCGATTCCCGCATCCCACTCGTGGGTGAGGTACTCAGGCCCGGCCTCGCTCCACACGAGGGACTCCCGCTTCACCCCCAGCTTCTCCACGATCCAGTCGAGGGGGCGGGTTTGATAGGCGTAGTGCGGGGTGACCCCGCCTGTCCATCGTCCCTCGCGTTGTCGGAGGATGATCTCCGCCTCGACGCGGGCCTTGAACGCGGAGAGATCATCCGGGGTGAGGATGGGGACGGGGACGGAGCGCTTCAACATGTGGGGAGGAGCACCCGGAGATCGCACCATTCCGCGAGTTCGTAGCCGTCCCAGCGCAGGCGGCGCTTGGCTTCGAGCACGAGAGCCTCGGGGATGGCGGCGTCGATCCAATACTCGCGGAGGCCGTAGTGGAAGATCGCGCGCTCGACCTCGATGCCGCAGTCGTTCAGGGTGGTGCGAATACAGCGGTCGTGCCAGCGATTGTCGGGATCGCCGCGCCGGAAGACGACCCGCACCCCGGGATGGATTACCGTGGGGGTCTGCTCCGCTTGCGTCCGGCCATGAGGCGCTTGCCGACCCCGGACATCTTCATCTGATTCACCACGCGCTGGGGCTTCTGCTTGGCGTGCGCGCTGTGCAGGAGCCTCATGTCCGCTGTGTCGAGGTGCTGTGCTTGGCTCCCCATCATGTTCTTCATCGCTTCCTCCCACGTAGGAGACGTTTGCCGATGCCGCTGCCCTTCCGCTCTGGTAAGCCCTTGGTGATTGTGGTCTCGCTGGTGAACTCCTTCCCTACCTTCTTGGGGATGCCGAGATTCGACTTGCCACCAGCCGCAGCGTACATGGCGCGTAGTTGAGCTTTCGATCGTGCAGGCATATAACCCTTCCCCCTGGTTCGCTCTACGATAGGGATGGAGCAGGCGGGCGCGCAAGGTTCTCTGCAAACAGGAACCCCCATGCGCTGAGAGAGGAGCAGAGGCGCACGGGGGGGGGGTTGTCTCCAGCATCACGACAGAGCAGGGGAGGCCCTGCGTGACGGGATGAAGGTAGGGAAGGGCCGGGGGGACGCGCAAGATGGAATGTAACAAAGACTGCTTAC